AGTCCGAACAGCCCGAACAGCGCGAACAGTCCGAACAGCGCGAACAGCCCGAACAGCCCGAACAGCGCGAACAGTCCGAACAGCGCGAACAGTCCGAACAGCGCGAACAGCGCGAACAGCGCGAACAGCGCGAACAGTCCGAACAGCGCGAACAGTCCGAACAGCGCGAACAGCCCGAACAGCCCGAACAGCGCGAACAGTCCGAACAGCGCGAACAGTTGGTACAATTATCGCAATTTTTCAGGCCGTCGAGAGCGGCTTTCGCCGCTTCCTTTGATCCGAAATATTCGACGGAGCATTTGTTGCCGTTCGCGTCTTTGAGCCAAGTGGTCATGTTGGGGTTCCCGGAGGGTGGTGGGGTTAGAAAATTTGCTGGCTGATATCAGCTAGCGTGGATGGGTCGGCATCGACCGTTTGATCCATCCAATCGAGACTTACGAGTTTGTCATCTCGCAACACGCCGATGTTGAAATCGTCAGATCGGCCAGCTTTGAATCCATGGCGGATGGCGGTATCGCGATCATCAAATCTCTTGCCATCAAATCCATATTCGACGTTAAAGGGGCCACTTCCGACCACCTGCCCACAAAGAACGATGTATTGCATTTTTGCCATGTTCGTCTCCTGCTGCTGTCCGGCGACACTAGCGGGGTTTCCCGCAGGCGGTCAAGTGCTATTTCAAGCCGCGATTATATTCCGCGTTCAATTCGCGAATAATGGCTTGCTTGAGAAGCAATCTCGTCTCGTCCACTTTTCTTGCCAGTGAGTGCCGCCAGCGCAAAGGCCAGCCCCTCGGTTGTGATGATTCGTTCGGCGGCATCGTTGCGCCGTTTCGATGGCGTGAGACGGTTAGCCATTGCGTTCTTTCCAAACCTTCGGCTCCGGGACGATCCCCTGCCGCTGCATCTGCGCGAACACGAGCCGCAGGCATCGGGCGTTGTCCTCGGCTGATTCGGTCGCGGCGCGGTCAACGCCAGCCCAGTGGCAAGCCTCGGCGAACGTCGGCCAGCCCTTGCGCCCGTTGAATTTCATCGCGTGTCCAGTCAATCCCAGCATCGTGCAGATCGTCATCACGCGCCCGTCGTGTGGGTCGATGCCCATGGGGATCATGGCCGCGCGCAACGCGCCGTGGTGAAATTCGACCGAGTGTCCGACCACGATTGCGCCGCTGCCAATGTGTTCGCTGTAGCGGGCCAAGCAAAAACCGCTGGCGTCGGCGAACGATTCGATGATCTCGCAATTTTCATCGGCCAAAATCATTTCGCACTCGGCGATCCCCGGCTGTCCCTCGGCGGTCAGCGGGGCTTTCCAGTCGATCGGCCCGGCGGCGATCACGTTGGCGAAAATGTAGCGCATGGGCGTTCTCCGATCAGAACGGGATTGGATCGGCGGCTAGGTTCGCTAACTTTTGCTCAATCCCGATAAAGTGCCCAGCAAAGGCTCGAATAGTAGGATTGTTGAAAAATTCTGCCATGGGTGTTTCGCCCAATGTGGTGGCAACCTCAGCGATGAAATTGAGGGCTTGTTGTAGATTTTCGCGCTGGTCGTCAGCAGCGATGAAATTTGCAACTTTCGGTGCTATCATGTGGCTCTCCTATTTGATCGCCGATTTTTCGACCGCCGTCACGCCCGGCAGGATGATTCCCTTGTTCGCCAGCTTTTGGGATAGTTCGGTCAGGAACGCTTCGACCTGTCCCCACTCCGCGCGGGCCTTGAGGGCGGCCAGCACCTTGTCGGCGTCGATGCCGGTGACCTCCATGCGGGTCTGGACGGCGGCAGCTTTGCCGAACGTCGGTCGCACCTGAGTCGCTGGCGGCGGCAGATTCGACACGGGCTTGACCGACTCAAAGGCGACAGGCTCCGGCGACGGCTGGCCGTCGATCTGGGCTTGCGTTGCAGCGTCGGCGATGGCCTGCTGGCGCTTACGGTTTTCCTCGGCAGCGCGGGCAACCGCTTGCGCGGCGGCTTCGCGGAGGTCGTCCTGATAGTGTTCCATTGCCTTGCGGATGCGCAGGGCACCATCCGCCGCCAGTTTTACCATCGGATAATATTTGTCGTACAGTTCCTTGTACTTTCGGAAATGCGGCTCATAGAGCGCCTTGCCGCCCTTGTCGGCATCGCCGGAAAGTTTCAACAGCATGTTGCGCAGCCCGGCGGCCTTGGCGTTCGCGTCCTCGCTCTCGATCTTGGCGTAGGCGTCAACGCCCTTGAGGGCGACGGCGATCTGTTCCTTGATTTCGTCCACGGGATCGACCACCGCGCCGTCCGCAATGCGGAACTGGTCGCCCTTTTGCTCGAATGCGGGCAACGGAGTTCCGCGCGCCTCGCGCTGCTGCTGTTCGGCGGCGGAGTTGCGCGACAGGAGCGCCGTTACGGTCGGATCGGCGTCGCTCCAATACTCGCCGCGCTCTGCGACCCTGCGATATTCAACCTCGGTGATCGGGTTGGCGGCGTAGCTGGGCCAGCATTCAGTACCGAAATTGTCGCCGACAACCTCCGATCCGAATTTGAAACCAAGATATTTCCGCCAATCATCTACGGCCAACTTCGGCCATACCGCGACGGGCACCCATGACGTGCCCCGCCGCATCCGATAAAATCCGCACTCGGGCTGTTCGTTAATGATCGCCGGTCGCGGCTCGGTCCTCGGGCCAGCGAGCCACGCAAGTGAGTCGGTCCAGAATTTATATGGCGAGGTCATGCGGACTCCTGCTTCATTTGCCGATGGATTGCGTTCTGCGGAAGCGCAAGAACGGCGTCGCTGAAATTATCACCCATGTAGAGGCAAATACCGTCATCCGGCGTCGCGCGGGTGGAATAGCCAGTTCCGCGAGACAGTTGCCAACGTATCACGCGACCGCTGGCATATTGGATGAAGTGCTGATCTCTGTCCTTCATCCAAACCGGCTCGTTATGAAGGGGAGCCCGCAAGATAGTCTGCGCACCAAGCCGATTATAAAGTTCGCGGGTTTCGTTTGCGCCTTCTGGGTTGCCTTGGTTGGACTGTTCTCCGCACCAAGAAGCTAACCCACGAAAAATCATGTTTAGGTCAGCTTTTGAAAGTTTCACTGTGTAATTGGTCATGGGTATCTCCTGCTGCTGCCCCGTTGTTATGCGGGAAATTCCATACGCTGTCAAGTCGTCCACAAGCGGAATTTTACAAACCGCATAAACCGTGCTACTGAGCCGCCATGCAGATTTCCCCCATTGAGCCCGCCGCGCGGGAAAACCTGATTCGGCTTGTAGAGGCATGGTGCGCTGCAACAGGGAACAAGCTGATTACGGCGGGGCGCTATGCCCATAGCGATCCACGGTTTTTCGTCGATTTGATCGCCCGGCACAAGAAATGGATCAAGCAGGGCAAGCCGCTGCGGATCGACGCCGACCGCAAGGGTTCCTTCACGGCGCGGCTTTACGACAAGATGGTGACGTGGTTTTACGACCTCAGCCATTGGCCGGAGGGAACGACGTATGATAGCTTCCCGGAATTGAACGATTTATCCCAGAAACCCCAACCTAACGAGGACCACGATGGCACGACCGAAGTCAACGGAACCCAAGAAACCCCGCAAGGCGCGCGGCCCGAACAAGGCGAAGCCCGAGGCGGCGCAAGCGCAGCCCTCGCAAGACTTCGACGGTAAGAAGCCGGAACCGGAACAGGTTCGCAGGCTCGTCAGGACGCTGGAAACGCTGTCCGAAGATCAGAAGTCCATCGGCGGCACGGCGCGCGAGAAGATCGCCAAGGCGGTGGAATCGCAGCATTTCGATGCCAAGGCGCTGTCGTGGGTTCGGTCTATGTATCGACACGCCAAGAAAAAGCCGACCGAATTTGCAATTTCGCTGCCGCATTGCCTATCGTACATCGCGGACCTCGGCTTGGACCGCATTGCCGACGAGGCGCGCGGGCTCCCGATCAACGGCGAGAACGACGGCGACGGTGCTGGCGAGGGAACCGAATCGCCCGCCACTGCCGCGGACGCGCCCAAGGGCTCGCTGCGGGTCGTTCCCAAAGGCGACGCCGACGAGCGCGTGCCGTCGCCGCAGACCGAAGTCGCGTAATCGAATAACGGCCACAGCACTAGGGCCATCGCCTTCACCACGACTGGCGATGGTGCAAACAGCCGACGCGCCGCGTGGAAGCGCTCGTCGGGTAAGAGCAACCTTAGAAGGCCGAGGCCCTGCCGAGGACTGGACAGGTGGGTGCCTAGCAGCGAGGGCGGTCATATACCCGGCACGGCGGGGAGCCTCGTTCCGTGCATTTTCTTTTCAGAATCACATGAAACATCGCCGCATTTTAGGTATCGACGCGGGCCTCTCGTCCGGCGCGGCTGCCGTGTACGGATATGACGGGAGCGCACGCCTGCCCGCGCTGCTGGCAGTGACGGACCTACCGACCCGGGGCGAGGGAACCGCCAAGCGGATCGACGTGACGGCGTTCCGGCATTGGCTCATGCAGCATGACGTAAGTTTTGCCTATATTGAGAATGCGAACGCGATGCCCGCCATACCCGACGCCACGGGCTTTAGGAGGCCAATGGGAGGGGGTACGATGGCCCGCTATCTCAGGGCGGCTGGCGCGACAGAGGCTTGCGTAGAGCTATGCGGCATCGACTGGGCATCGGTCCAGCCCGGGGTTTGGAAAAAGGCCCTCGGCTTGGCCGGGCCGAACAAGGGGAACAGCGTCGATCTGGCGCGACAGCTATTCCCCGAGCGCGCTGCAACATGGTTCAAGTTCAAGAAGTCGCATAATATCGCAGAATCTTCTTTACTTGCGCTCTATGGAGCCGCGCGCTGTGACCTCGTGGAATTAAAATGGCCCGACAAAACCTGACTTCCAAGCAATACGGCGATGCGGATAATCCCAAAAATTTCTTGCGGGCGCGAATCGTATCAGGCATGATTCCGCGATGGGCAAGAGATCGAATTTTGAGCGGGTGTCGCGCGACCTTTACGACACGCCGAAACCGGCTGTTGCGCCGCTGCTGCCGTACCTTGCGCCCGGGACTGAGTTCGCCGAGCCGTGCGCCGGTCACGGGTTTTTGATCGACCACCTGACGGCTGAGGGCCATCACTGCGTTTGGGCGACCGACATCAACCCACAGCGCGAGGACATCGGCACGCTCAACGCCATGACGCTGCCGCGACTCGGTCGGCGGAACGTCCGCGCGCAGGTGGTGGTGACGAATCCGCCGTGGACGCGGAGCATCCTGCACCCGTTGATCGACCGGCTATCGGCGGTGTGGCCGTGCTGGCTGCTTTTTGATGCCGACTGGCCGCACACTCGGCAATCGTCCGACCTGATCCTGCGGTGCTCGCGCATCGTGCCGATTGGCCGGGTCAAGTGGATGCCGGGGACAAAGCACGTCGGCAAGGATAATTGCTGCTGGTACGAGTTCCTGCCCGGGCACGAAACAGGGCCGCAATTTGTGCCACGGGTCAGCGTCGCGAATCACATTCCGCACTATACTTTCATGGGGCCGGACGAGCGCCGCCGCGCCGAGATCGTGGTGGCTGGCAAGATTGCCGATCCGGGGCCGTTGTTTGCCGCAGGGGGAAAGGTCCATGCCGAAACCACAGAACCGCGGCCCGTGCCGGTGGTGCGAGCGCCCGACGCGCCACGGGACGGGGCGGACGCATCCGACGCGGGATCACTGGCCGGTGCCGAAATCGCAGGGCGGTCGTCAGACGGTGCTGGCGTGCATCCAGTGCAACCGGATTCGGGGGTCGATGGACGCGGCGACGTGGGCGGAGTTCATGGCTCGGCATCCGCAATGGTGGCGAAACTTCGATCAAGATTGCAGCCGATGGTTCTGCCTCGAATTAGCGCGCGCGAGGTCGAGTAGCCGCGAATCACCACGGATTGCGTCAAGTCCAGCCGGTAGCCCCGAGGTCTAGCGGCGCTGGAATCTTTGACAGTTTCGTGATGCGGGGCTATAAAATGCAAACGACCCGCCGGGCTGGTGGCGGGCCGTTGTAGCAATGCCGATGGCTTTTCGACGGGCATCGGGTGAGACTGATTTAAGGCGAATAGCGCCTTTCGTCAACCCCATCCCATAAAATCCCGCAGGCCGCCATCGGTTCCGAACAGGAATTGTTTTTGGTATGAGCGCGACCAATGACCTCATAGCGGCACTCGTCAAATCTGGCATGGATATTGTTGACGCCGCTGGATTGGTAGCTCGGGCTGGCGCTGAGATGGCTGCCGGCCCATCCAAGGCAGCACTCAGAACCCGCAAATGGCGCGAGAAACAGGCGTCACAGAACGTCACAAGTGACGGTCAGGTTAGCGCACCTAAAACCGTCACAAACCGTCACAAACCGTCACAAACCGTCACGGGTGACGTTCCACCTCTCTCTCTTAAGGAAGATTCAAATATAGAAAATAGTAAAAAGAGAGAGAGGCGAGCGTCACAGTTGCCTGATGGCTGGAAGCCTGACGAGACGGCTTGGCAAAACTCAATCTCGTTGGTCGGATTACAGCGTTGCGAACTCGAACTTACAAAATTCAAAAATTACGCGGCTGACAAAGGCCGCGTATCGAAAAGCTGGAATGCTGCTTGGCGAAACTGGATAGACCGAGCAATCGACTATGGAGCGACAAATGGCGCGAGAAATCACCACCCGCAACGTCGATCTGCAAGCGCTGACTTCTTCGCCGGAATGTCTAGCGTGGCGGAGGATATCGCTGGGCACGATCCAACACCCCGGCCTACCGATTCGGAAATACCTCTCGGGCGGGTTAATATTGAGCACTGACGAGCGTGAACGGATGGCGGCAAAGGTGACTGAATTGCGCGGGCTATCGGAATCGGATGACAGCGCGGAAAACCGCAAGGCGCGGCTTGGATTGGTGGCGAACATGCTCATGGCCTATCCAATGGCCGCTGGGAGCGAGGAATCGGGCAGGGCTCGGGCTATGGCATATCTTGCTGCGCTTGATGACGTGCCACCGTGGGCGGTTGCAGGGGCTATCCGGCGATGGCATCGGGGTGAGTTGGGGGACGATCATAATTATCGTTTTGCGCCGTCGCCGGCCGAATTACGGTTTGCGGTGTTGCAGATTTTGCAGCCCGCAAAAGATACCATCTCTCACCTTTCCGCAGTTCTGGTGGCACCGTCGATTGAGCGCGCGATGGATTTGGAACCAATCCCGGAAACCGAAATTAAATCTGGAACTGGCCAAGTCGTCAGAATAGCACCGAGGCGAATGTGAGCAACGCGACCGATATTGAGGAAAGGTTGCGGCATAAGTTCGCGGATTTACTCACCGAACTGCGGGCCGAATCGCGTCGGCAGCAGGATGCCGAATTAAAAGAAATAAGTGTGCAAGCGCAGGCGGCGCGTGACAGGGCGGCGCGAATCATTCAAGACGCGCGCCGCCGCAATGACGAACTGGACGCGGCCAGCCAAGAACAAGCCGCCGGATGACGACCATGAGCACCACCGAGATATTCGACGCCTCGATTCACCGCGGAGTTGCGGCGGGCTCGTGCGTGATGATTGAGGACGATGCGCTGGTGTACGCCGGGCCGATTCAGAGCGCGCCGGAGGCGGATGGGAAAGTGGTTCTGCTGCACCCGGACGACTTCGCGCGGTTCGCGGGGCACCTTGGCGTGCGGAGGCATTGAGCGATGCACCCCTATTACGCTGGCGATTTTCTCAAAGAGCGGTCGCGCCGTCGCAACGATCCGGCGGTAGCTGGCCGCATTGAGCTATGCGACCGCTGCGGCAATCCGCACCGCACGTTCCGCCAGCGCCCGCAGGAATTTGTGTGCGGCCCATGCACGTCGCCGGATGGGTTTAGCTATGCGCCAGATCGATAAAACATACGTGCCGCCCATCCGAGATCAGATCGGGTTTGGGCACCAGATTCGCAGCTACGTGCAGGATCGCGGCTATGTGAAAGACCTGCGCACCGGAGTTGTGCAGCCGTTCGACGCGACGATGGATGGCGATCTGGACGACCTCCTGCGGGCTGCGCTCGTGCAGGGTTGCGGCAAGCCGTTATCCCCAAATGCTCCGGTCCCAGAGATTGTGAAACGGCGCAAAGTCACGTAATGCCGTAATCGGACCGCCTCTCAGGTGTTCCGCCGGGGCGGGCGCTATCTTCTGCTTGCTGTAGATGCCAGCGCCCGCCCCAACTACCCCAAAATAACACTTGCGGGTTTTTCCGCGTTGTGGCACCGTCTCGGCTAGCAAGCAGGAGACCATATGCCGCGCAACATTTCATTTTCGCTTACGACTCCGCAGTTCCTTGCTGGCACCAAGGATGTGACGCGGCGCATGGGCTGGGAGAACTTGAAGGCTGGTGACGAATTGTGCGCGGTCGAAAAGGGCCAAGGTCTCAAGAAAGGCGAGAAGGTCAAGCGGCTCGGGATGATTCGTGTGGCGGACGTGCGACGCGAGCCGCTGAACCGCATGACGAAGGAACCTGACTACGGGAAACGCGAATGCGCGAGAGAAGGGTTCCCCCATGATACGCCAACGCAATTTGTGGAATACTTCTGCGCAAGCCATCGCGGTTGCTATCCGAACAAGGTCATCACCCGAATTGAGTTTGTGAAGCTATGAGTGCGCCGTACAAATCCCAGCCCGTACTCTACCGCGCCATAGCTGGCGACGAGTATGCCGCGATCATCACCGACGTTCGCGACGGCGTGTGCTCGCTGACGACGTTCCCGCCGGGATTAGCGTCAACGCAGATTTCGCGGTGCAGGTATTTCGACCGCAAGGCTGACGCACCTGAGACGGGCGCGGCGTGCTATCCTGCGGTGACGGCATGACCCGCGTCCTCCAGCTCACCGGCCTCTGCGCCCCGCTCTACGCTCTCGCATGGTTCTCGCTTCCCTGCATTCCGCAGGCTGGCGGGGGATGCTCATGGATTTGAAGGAAAATTGAAATGGCAAATATCAAAGTTGTGAAGAATGCCGAGAAGCCCGAGAGTAAGGAAATTCTTGCCGAGGCCATCATCCGGATCGGGAGCGCAATGGATGCACTCGCGAAGTCCGGCGCTCAATGAGCGCGCCATCATTATTCTGATACAGGCGGAAACAAAACTCGCCGCCCGCGACATTCGAGAAGTGCTGGGAGCAATGCGGAAGCTTAAGGGCTGGTACTGCCGATGACCGTTCCGGGTTTGAAATTCACGTTGATGGGGTGAGGAATTGAAGATGGCCAACAACATTTCAATGGCTCAAGCTGCTGAGATTTTCTCTCATTATCTGCAACTCGCTCTTGAGCGCAGTGGTGTTCATATCGGGCAAGACGGCTACGAGGAACTGCGAAAAGCGACAGAGGCGTTTGCGTCATGCGAACGTGTAGTCATGCAGCAGGCTAAACCATGACCGCGCATACATCTCCTGTTAATGCGGAATCTGGCAAGCGCACGGTTTGGTACGTTCTAGGCGAACTGCGCACTCCAAATCCGGAACCATTCGCGGTTTTTAGCGTGGATACTACAAAGTGCGAAGGCACGTTGGTCGGCGCAACGATCATATCACTTCACACGATCCGGGAGGAAGCCGAGCGGATCGTTCACGAGTTCAACGAGGGGCCACTGTCATGACCGCGCCCATGACACGCGAAGAACTGCTGGCGCTTGAGGAAAACATTGCGACCATGGCATGGCATCTCGGACAGCCCGGTGCGAAGCTGAGTGTCCAGCACGACAAGAGCGGGCTCATCGTCGATCCTGGCGATGTGCTCAAGGAGATTTCTCGGCGTTTGAGCATTCCTGCCCAAACAATGCCGTGGCAGCCGATTGAGACTGCGCCCCGGAACGGAACACGCATTTGGCTTGCTGACGCAAATAATCGTGTCACCGGCTATTGGAGCCCACCAATTGGCGCGTGGCGGTGTGATTGGTTGGTCGGAGAAACTGGCGACAAGCCAACACATTGGCAACCCCTCCCCGATCCTCCCGCCCAACGATAGAGGGATGAAGATGAGCGCCAAAGGCAAGCACACGCCGGGACCGTGGAAGGTATACCACGCAGCGCTACGTCCGCAGTTATCCCGCGACAGGATCATTGAAATTCAAAGCGACCATGGCAACGCCATCGTGCAATGGTCTGGCTTTGACAACTCGGACCGTTTGAAAAAGACCCATCTTGCCAATGCACGATTGATGGCCGCGGCGCCTGACATGCTTAGAGCGATGAAGGCGACGAAGTCGATCCTCGCAAACTTCTGTGAGAGCGACGAAAACATGAAATTATATGACGAATTTTGTAACGCAATCGCAAAAGCAGAAGGCCGCCGCCCATGACCAATCCCCCGAACCGTGCGGAGAGGCGCGCGATGCTGCCGACCAAGTTTCAATAAACGCATCCAATGCAGAACATCAACCATAGGAGAATGACCGAATGTCGCAGCTTTACATATTGATTGTTTTCTACACGATATCTGGTGGTGCGGGTGGCTCGCTGGGTCCAATGGATCGGGAGACGTGTCAGAAGGGCGCTAACGCGCTTATCGCATCTGCACCCACCAAACTGAATGCCATGTGCCAGCCTGTGCCGCGCTCTGCGCCAGAACGGAAATAGGAACGCACACCATGCAGACGAGCCGTGCGGAGACGCAGCGAACATGCGGCTGGCCCGATTGTCCATGCACATTAGGCGCTTGTTGGCAGCATCGCCCGCCGTGGTGGCTTAAAGTCATGTGGGCCTTGTGTGGTTCTCGCTGGCGCACTGAAAGGAAAAACCCATGACGAGCCGTGCGGAGATGGAGAGGCTGGCGGACAAGTGCTGGCATGATCTGATCGAAAAAGACGATCGGACTTCGCCAGAAGAATATTCGGACATGGCGCTTATTAGTAAAAGCGAGCTTGCATCTTATATCGCGCGCGCCTATGGCCCGTCCGTTTTTTATGGCGCTGAATGCCAAGACTGCCCTGATTGTAAAGGCGGATGCGGCCTCGGGTGCACCAAGGAAATTGAGACGGCCCGCTCCCTCCCGGATGTGCGGGAGGCGTTGCCAAGAGTAACCAAGGTTGACGAGACGCAAGGTGGCTGGCGTCTCGACGTACAGTGGCTTGACCGCTTAAAGGCCGATGTTGAGAAAGCAACTGGCTATCAGGTCACGCTCGAATGCGTTGAGGAAACGGCGCTTCGCGTTGAAGCCTTACTCGCTGCCCGCAGTGCGCGGGAGGTGTTGGAGCCGGTCGCGTGGATCGTTCTGTCAAAAGACGAAGCCAACGTTCGTATTTGGTGGCGGCGCAATGACCTTGCCAAGGAATGGGCGAAAACACACAACGCGCCACTGATCCCGCTCTATACACATCCGCGCTGCACTGATGCCGTGCTACCGCTCGCCGCCCCTCCCCCATCAGCAGCGCGGGAGGCGTTGGAATCATGCGTCATCTCCGAATCCTCATTAGGCTGGGATTGTGTGCCCTGCAATCGCCGCTGGCCTTACCGTCCAACGGTTTGTTACCGATCTGCCGTGCCTCCCTCTTCGAAGCTAAAAACCTGCCTTGACGCAACAGGTCTGAAAATCACCAGCGAACTTTATCGAGCGGTGAACGTGCTCAAAGGTGCGAGTCCGTGCCTGCTGGCAATGATCGGCAGTTGGGGCGACACGCTTGACGATGCTGACATTCTGGCCGGGCTCCAGCGTAATAACGAAATGGGTGAATGCTTTGCCCCGGAAGTGTCGGCGAGACTCTCCGCCGCCCCTGCCCCATCGCCGCAAGCGGGGGAGAGCGAGAAATGTCCCGACTGCGGACAGCACTTTCCGAAAGAGCGCGGGCATCATGCCGATTGTCCATCACGTCTGCCAATCCATACGGAGGACGGCCGCAAGGCGATCATTGAGGCGCTAGAAGACGTGGCTCGTATAAAGGTTCAGCGGGATAATGCGCTTCTGGACATGGAAAAGTTCATGAACCAAGCGGAGAATTTGGCCAAGACGCTGGAGCCGTTCGCCAAGATCGCCTTGGTCCGCGATGCCGCACCCGGCGCATACAATGACATGATCGACGCTCCCGATCTCGCAATCACACCAAAGGACGTTCGCCGCGCCCGTTCCGCCCTCGCCGCAGCGCGCCATCGGGGAGAGGGGAACGACAGTCCTGTGGAAACGAAGTGCAAATGAAACCAGAGCCGGAAGAATGGGTCTATAACAGACCGAAGCATGGCTGGGTATGCTTCCACTGCGGCGACGTTTTCCGAACGCCCGGCGAGGCGCGCGACCATTTCGGATTTAGTCCGGCCGCGACGCCCGCATGCCGCATCAAGCTGGGCGGCGAGCGCTCTCTTGTGATGGCGTTGCGCCAAACCGAAAACCAGCGCGACGAATTACAGGTTCGTCTCGATGCCGTTCGGCTCGGGCTCGATAAGGAACTGGAGGACGAAAGCGTTGAACGGTTTCATGCGACCCGTCAATGGTACGTGCAGAGCCCACGTCATCTTGACCGCCCTCTCCCTTCAAGCCATCGGGAAGATGAGTGATGGACCTCCCAGACGCAATTCTGGAACGTCGTGCCAAAGGTCTGGCCGTGAAGCAGATCGCCGCGGAACTCGGGATCACGGGGCCGGGCATCCGCAGGATTCACCGGCTGATCGCAGAGGCCCGCGCGATGCACGATCCGCGCGCGGCCTACCGCAACGGTCGGGGCCTGCCAGCATCGGACGAGCGCCGGGCGGAGATCGAACGCCAGCGGGAGATCAGGAAGTTCCGCAAGCGGGGCCGGGAACCGGGAGCACCGCTGGACGGGTGGTGGTTCGCGGCGGAAACCATCGTTGTGACGCGGCTGGGGTTCGGGAGCCGGGATTGCGAGCGGGTTCCGGTGTCGGTGTCGTGCGTTCCCCGCCAGAAAGCTCTCTCAAGACGCTCAGGAGGCCCTACGGAGCGCCTTTCGGTTTCGCGGTCCCTTTCCGAGGCGATGGCAAAGCATCCGCTCTCGGGTCATTTGCAGCCGACTGCCGAGCATTCGCCGACTTGACCATGGCCGCCACGTCCGCAGCGGAGATCGACCGGCCCACCGGCTTGTTGCGGTGCAGCAGGAGTTTGGCGGATGGCTTCATGCGAGCGCGAAGGATGCCTTTGCGGCTTGTTCGACATCACCAGCAACTTCCCAACCCAATGCATTCTTGGCTCGATTGAGGGCATGGGCAGTGACATGCAGACCGCGGGCATGAGCGAAAGATTCGAGCGTTTGAATATCGCGAATCATTTGCTGATCGGCGCGATTCTTGAGTGAAATTTCTCGTTTAGTAACTGATTTTGCCATCTGTGATCTCCTTGATAAATTCCGCGACCTCGAACGCCTCGATTTCGGCCTCTGCGCTGGACATGCCGAGACGGCGGGCGCGGTCGTATGTCCACGACATGGCGGCGGCGATGACGCGGGCGCGGGCGGTCATGGCAGGCGCTCCGGCTTTTCCTTCGGAATTGGTTTGACGCCCAGCACGACAATCTCGAATTGATCCAGCAATTCATCGGTGATCAAATCCGAAAATGAAATGCGGCCAATTGCCATTTTCAATTTATCGAATTTTTCAAATCGCCTGCGCCGTGCTATCGTGGCCGTGATTTCGGCGTCGTTCGCTTCGTCCCAAATTCGGAGCGAACCGCCGCCAGACCAACCGTGATCGCCAGTTTGATCGGCAGTCCAAAATGCTCGGATGCTATATGGTTTGCATGGTCTCCATTGCTGTTTAGTATCGCTTCGCAGTGTGAACCTGCCCGTCTTGCCTACCTTGTGAACGTAATCTTCGCGATAGCCAAAAGCAGTATGGCGGTCGCCCGTATAGATCGCGACCCGAGCGCCGGGAACGAACGGGCTTTGCGGTTGATCGGTCATCGCAGAAACTCCCTCTCTGGCGGCGCATCCTCTGCTGGAATTTGGAATCGGCATTCAGGAAGCGGACGCGGATAGGTAAAGATTCGCCGCATTCCGCCGCTATAAACCGATGTGTAATCGGGCTTGCTCTTGTCGCCTAGATCGCGGCAATAGAAATAATGCCAATCGTGAACGCGCAACCACTTGCATCCACGGCAGGACGGGTATTGATAATCGAGAGCGCCATTCTCATTGGTCAGAGTTGGGCCTTCTCGCGTGAGAATTTCGACGGTGGAGGGGTCAGGCATCGGTCAATCCTCCGATGCACGGCTGTTATCGCCGAGGGCGACGTTGTGGTGCATCACGCGAGCTATGTGCCCATCAGGGAATCGGAGGGTGACGAATCCGTGGCCTCTGCGGGGCTCGCCATCTTTGGCGATGATGACACCGCACTTCCCATAATATCGGGCATGAGGCGAAGATTCCAAACGCGGTCCCCAGAGGGTAGCGTTCTGGCCCATGGTCAGGACGTTGAATGTGCGACCGTGCATGTATCTCTCCTGCTGCTGTGAGACCCTTATTGCACACCCCAAACTGGCTTGCAACAATTATTTGGGAAAATACGCAAAGTGCTTGACACGGGTTTTCCCCCATGCGACAACATGGGCACAGCAGCAGGAGACCGCCATGGCAAAATTTATCACAGAAGCACAACGCGACCGCAGGATGGCCCGATTGGATCGGGTTGTCGAACTTCTGCGAGGCGAATGCGACGATAAGCGCATCCCTCCCTATATCCGCGCTACTCTGGCGCGGGCTTGTGACACCGTAAAGGCGGCAAGCCGAGAGCTTGAGGGCATTCAGTTTGATGATCGAACAGACGAGAACATTTATGGGTCCGCGTCAGTTCGCCAGTCAATTGAAGAGGATCGGCGGTGATGACCTACCAGCCCATGCTCACCGAATCAGGCGAAGTTGACCACGCCGCCATCGCCGAACGCGCCCCGCTCCGCGCGGCCCGTGAATACGGATCGCCGGACTTCCCGCCGAAGTACCTGCGGGAGGCGACCCAATGGCTGACAGAGCGCGCGGAAGCGGAGCGGCGGGCATGGCGGCGGGATCGCGGGCTGCCGGACGATTCGGGGCCGTGCGTGATGGTGACGCCCTACGGCAAGCAGCAGGACGGCGTAAGAAGGAGCGCGTTCTGATGAGTGTTCGCGATAATCTGGCCGCCGGAAAATACGCAAACACAGTTCCATTCGATATCGAAAAGATTCCGGTTGATGAAGATCGGATGAGCGTCAAGCAGGCGCGCGATCACTTGGAAGCTGAAAAGCAGCGACAGCGGGCGCAGCGTCGTCTTTATCAAGAAAACGAAGGTCGTATGGGCGATTTGCTGCGATCCGACCTTGAAGCAGAGAATGACGTTGCAGGCCATCCGAAGGCCGGCAAACTATGGTCCCTTGCATGGGAGCACGGCCACGGCAGCGGCTACGCCGAAGTAATCGGATATTACGAGGAATTTGTGGAGTTGCTACAGTGACCGCGCTCCGCACCATCACCCGAGACGAGGCGATTTTCGTGCTGTCGGGGCTCGCGCTGATCGCGGTCATGCTGGGGATTTGTATCTAATCGCTGCCACACGCAGCCAACAGGAGATGATGATGCCGAGACTCAAAAACGTGACAATTCCGGAATTGACGGCGGCACTGGATTCCTTGGACGATCCGTTGCAGGCGCTTCACGACATCGCCGACCGGATCGAAAAGGGCTATTGCGACGAGATCACTGAGCCGGTACGCGCGGCCCGCACACTCCTTGCCATGTCCCGTGCGTCCGCTGGCCTCGCCCAGATGGTGCTTTTCCAACTGTCATTGCAGGAACAGCGCCGCGAAACCGAAAAAATGATTCGTGAGCGAGACCTTCGGGCGTCGTGAAACTATCCTTGACGTTGGCCCTGATTGTCGTGCTCTACCTATTCACGTCGCTGGGTTTGCCAACCTAAAAAGGAACCTGAGAAAATGAAAGCGCGCCACAACGGCGAAGTGCCCAGCCGAGCTATGCACGCCGACCACATCCGCGTTCTGAATTGGGGCGGCGACCTCAAGGTGCTGGACGCCAAGGGCAACGCGGTTCCGGGGATCATCGCGTGCGATGTTGCGATGCGGCCCGGGGTTCCGCCGCTGATGCGGTTGAACCTCGCTGCGGGGAACTTTGACGTGGACGGGCTGCCGACGTTTTCGATCATCGACCCGACTACAGGCCGGTTCCGCCCGATCAAACGGGTAGAGTTCGCGGACGGGGGCGACGACTTTGTGCCGGTGGTGCACGTAGCGGCCCCAGCGCCGCCCGTGGTGGCCCAGCCCGAGGCCGCCGCCGCATCGGCACCCGAAACCGGAACGGCTCCCAACGACGCTCCCAGCCCCGCCACGGACCTGTCCTGATGCCCATCGAACCCGCCAAGCCGTTCACCACGAACGCCAGCACGGTCGTCAGGGTCATCGGCGCAATCGAGCCGTGGACGCAATACGCGCTCGCGGACGGGACCACGATTCGCGCCCGGCTGCGGGTGCAGGAGTTCCGCAGGTTCGATGGGCAGTGGGACGTGAACGGGAACCCGGTTTACTCCCACGGGCACCTGATCGACTTTGTGGTGGACAACGTGTCCCCAGAATTGAGGCAGCCATGATTTACACCTTTGCAACATTGTGGGCGCTCTCTGGCTGGTTTTCTCTGTGGCTCAGCACCCCCAAGGCATGGCTTGAAGAGGACACGTCAGGTTACGTTGTAATTGCATTTTGCGGCGCTGTCTTAGGCCCCATCTGTGCTCTGATGCTATTGGGCGGGGTAAGGCGGTGACCCCGCTTGATCCATTCCCCGTCACCACGCCGCTCGGGCCAGCCGTCTGCATCGGAATCATTTCGAATCTCGACGACGTGGAGTGGGTGACTTTCATCGACAGCACGCAGGAACCGTGGTTCTGGCGCAATCCGTACATCCGTCGACGCCGGAACGTGACGAACTGCCTGATGACGGTTTCGCCGTTCTGCAATATCAACGTGGCGTTGCAGGCGCAGATCGACCGATACAAGGCGAACGGTTGGTTGCCGCGTGATTACGACGCCGGGAACGTAGCAACATGGAAAATATGATCGACCCCGACAGCCTGACCATCACCCTCACGCTCACGCCGCAGATCGGCGGCGACGGGTTACATTACGTGCAGGAGAAAATGAGCCGCAGCATCGGGACCACGCTATGGGGACCGATACCGGCGGACCTCGTGCAGGCGTTCATGGCCGAACGCAAAACGTGGTTCGAATCATCCTGCAAATTGCACCAGAAACTATTGGTGGAAAGGCTAGCGGACGGTATCGGGATGAACTACAATTTCCCGGTGGTAGGCGATACGGCAGCCCCAAATCCGCGCCCTCACGATGACGGCGGGCAGGCAGCCCGTGCCGGTAGCCACGAGGACGCGGAACCACGGGATTGACGGATGGTGGGCGGGTTTCCGGTGACTGCAGCGCCATATCATGCGGAGTGAACCGGCCCTCGGGTGCTGGGATAGCATCTAGGTGGAACGACGCACCGAAACCGTGTCGTGACAGGGCGGAGAGACGCCCACCTATTTCGAGGCCGGGAAGCCACATGCAAATCGGACCCAACGCACAAGCCATCTTTGACGCTCTGCCGGAGCGCCCCGCGGCGGTGATCGCCCGGCAGGCGAATCATGTGCAGCACACGTTCGCGGCGCTGTTCAACGGCGCGGTGTCGCCGGGCCACTTTGATCCGAGCGTGCTGGACGGTCGACCGTTCTTTGGCAAAGCCGAGGCAGAGTGGCACTGGCCGAAAGACTGGGACGCGCTCGTGGCCCTCGGGCTCGTCACATACCGGACGGAAATCAAACCCGCGCCCGGCGCGCGCAGCGGGCAAACGACGTTGATCCACTGGCAGATCACACCGAAGGGCTGGGAGGTCCGGCTTGACGACCTCGCGTGGTTTGCCGAAATGAGCGCCGCGCGCGAGGCCGACGAGGCGACACGGCAATGACGGACGGCATCGGGCAGATACATTTCCGCGAGGGGTTTAGCATCCCCACGCATTGCATCATCCGACCACTCGCTCAGGTGTCGGATGGAAAGTGCGGCGTGATCGCCTGCCGAGCCATTCTACCCAAAGCCCGCGATGGCGATTCATACATCATCGCCGGATTAAATGGCGACACGACGATGTTCTGCGAATCATGCTGGAAACGGTTTGTGATCGTCTCGACCTTGCCGCACGGAACGCAGCAATGAACTGGCGTCGCATCACCGACTCCGAGATCATCACCGAGCTATCCCGCCGCGGCTACGTCGTGCGCAGGAACCACGCGGCCCGCGCGATCACGGTCACGACCGGCGACCCCATGCCGCCGGGCTGGCACAGCGCCGCACTGGACGAAATCAAGCAGCGAATCACCATGGAGCATATCGACTTCGAAAAGGGCACGAGCGCCAACGAGATCGAGTTCAACTCCGCAAGCCTGAGGATTTTGTGATGACCGCGCTGATGTTCAACGTCCACCACGACGGCAGCACGCGCCCAGTTATTTCGACGACGTGGACGGTTCACCCGCGCGGGACAGATACCATCATGGTTGACGGCCACGGCCTGAACGTCGCCCGCGTGATAGTCGACCTCACCATGGACGAGTTCGTGGCGATGGTGCAGGACGGCGGCAAGATAATCGACCTGCGAAAGTTCCAGACATGACGCTCACCCGCCGCCAAATCATCATCGGTGCAGGATCAACGATGGCTGCGGCATTCGGCGGCCTGCGCGCGGAACCGTTCCTCGCCGAACTCGGAAACGAAACCGCTCCGGTAACTTTCCCGCTATCTGGCATCTGGCTTGATCGCGCGGGGCTGAACTTTGGCGTGCTGCGCATGATCGGCGAGTCGGATCAATCGCTGCGCCAGCGGGTTATCGCCGTGATCGTCGCATGAACCAAATTGAAGGGGAACGAGTCAGGTCGATTTGCAAGCGATGCGGAAAACCGTTCGTTTACATTCAGCGGACCAAGGCGCGAAGCTACTGCGACTCCTGCAAGCGCCTCGAACATCTGGACAACTGCCGAGTGTCCAGCCGGGTTTCATACGAAACCAAGGTCAAGCCGAGACGCGAGGCCGCAAAGCGCAACCCTATAGACAAAATAGAAATTAAGTCCGAAAAGTAGTAAAGTAGAAACCGACCGGGCTAGATTCTCATGGTAGATCAACCACAACCGCCGTCACCGCCTGAGGCCCCACCCAAACGCAAGAAACATGGCGGACGCAAAAAGGGCATACCGAACAAAGTTAGCCAGCGTGCCATCCTCGCGGCAAAGGCAGGCGGTATCATGCCTTTGGATTTCCTCCTGAGTGTGATGCGTAACAGCAAGGTGCCGCGTCCCGAACGGGTCGATGCCGCCCGCGCCGCCGCACCCTACTGCCACAACCGCCTTGCCATGGTGACGCACAAAGGGCTTAACCTGCACGAATTGTTCGCCGGGATGACCCAAGATGAATTTGCCGTTCTTGCAACAGCTATTCAGCGAATACAGCCCAACAGACTTGATTCAGGCGGTACGGGCGGAGCGGATACGACGCGACACTGAGGCCGAGCGCCTAGCCAAGACAGCCGCGCCAGCCGAACGCCTTCCCCTCGCGGACTACATCAAAGAGGCGTGGCACGTCCTAGAACCGAACGCGGTTCTGAAATGGGGCTGGGCGCTGCAGGCGATTTGCGACCACCTAGAGGCGATCACCGATGGCCGCCTGCTGCAGATGGGCCACCTCAACCGGCTTTTGATAAACGTCCCGCCGGGCATGATGAAATCTCTGCTGGTGGGCGTGTTCTGGCCGTCGTGGGAGTGGGGACCGGCCAAGATGCCTTGGCTGTCCTACCTTTCGACGGCCTATCGTGTTGAAGGATTGTCAGGCCGCGACACCCGCAAGATGCGCGAACTGATCGCCTCCGAATGGTGGCAAGAACGCTGGGGACGCGGCACTGAGTCCGACGTTTACCTGACCAAGAGCGGCGAGGAAGAATTTCACAACAATCATATGGGCTGGCGTCGCGCGCTGGCGTTCACCGGACTTACAGGAGGTCGCGCCGACCGGGTTCTAGTGGATGATCCGCATTCGACCGAACAGACCGAATCGGATTTGGACCGCGCGAGAGCGGAACGCATATTCCGCGAATCGCTGCACAGCAGGGTCAATGATCCTGTCACGTCGGCGATCATCATCATCATGCAACGACTGCACGTCAAAGACGTGTCCGGTTTGGCGCTGGTGAGCACCCAGCGATATATCCACATCATGCTGCCCATGCGGTTCGAGGTCGCGCGCAGGTGTGTCACGCCGCTGTTTACCGATCCCCGCGCAAGCGAGGGCGAACTGATTTTCCCGGAACGGTTCCCCAAGGAAACGGTGGACCGTGACGAAGGGACCATGACGGCCTACGCGGTCGCCGGGCAACACCAGCAAAGGCCGGGCCAGCGCGAAGGCAATATGTTCAAGCGCCACTGGTTCAAGATGGTGGGAGCGGCCCCGACTGGAACGCGGTGGGTGCGGTTCTGGGACATCGCGGCGACCGATGAAAAGTTCGCACAGGCGAACACGGCGCAGACGGCTGGCGTGCTGATGGGCAAGGATCGCGGGAACAATATCTACATTGCCGGGTGCGAGGCGGAATGGCTGGAAAACCACGACCCGCTGATAAAGAACACGGCGATGACGGATCGCATGACGTATTTCCCCTATGAGATCGGGCTGCCGCAAGACCCGGGCGGTGCGGGAAAAATCGTAAAGCGGCATCATGCCGGAATGCTGGGCGAGTTCAACGTACGGTTTTTGCGGGAAAGCGGGGACAAGGCCAGCCGAGCCGAACCGCTGGCCTCGCAATGTGAGGCGGGGAATGTGTATATTGTTTGCAATCCGAATCAGCCGTTGCCACCATGGGCTGAGGGCTTCATAGACCAAGCGTGTGCCTTTCCGGGAGGCGCGCTGAAAGACAAGGTGGACGCGGCGAGCGGCGCATATGCCACGTTGCAAAAGCCATCCCGGCAGGAAATGGGTTCGGGCCGCACGGTGAACGCGGCCACGTCGATATTCGGGAGGTAGGTATGTCACAAAGAGCAGACCACGCACGCGCCAGAGCGTCATTACAGGAGCCCGTCGCCATACAAGGCGTGTGGCTGGACGCCCACAGCGGCCGGATCAAAGTCCGCGTCGAAGTCAACGGTGTGTGGTTGAATGTCATCGACGAGCCGAATGTAGATTTCAGCCACATCAGTCACATCGTTGAACCGTCCGGCATTCTCGGCAGCAAGCCCGCGCCGGAATTGGGATACCGATTGACCGGCTGGCGGATATTCGGCCCGTCGCGGCTGCCGAGCGGGGAGAGCACGGCGCTGTGGTCTGAGGTCGATTGGCTATGGTACGAGGATCAGCAGCGCAACAGGACGGAAATCAATGGCTGAAACTATATCCCCACCTTTTTCTGCTAATCATCCGGCATGGAATCCCGTGCTGGCACGCTGTCCATTCTGCGGTGCGACCGCCCACGCTGCCCCATCCGGTTCATGCGGCGCAGTGATTCGATGCGATAATTGCTCAGCCCGCACCGTTTCTGAATTTGGCGTTGCCGAGGCTGCAAAAGAATGGAACGTGCGCAATGGCTGACACCGGCACGATCAAGAAACTGGCCGACGAGGGCGAACTGGCATCGGCCAAGGCTGAAGATCGACCCGACCGCGCGCGCAATCTGGCGCTGGACGCCATCGACGAGGCGTTTCAGGATCGGGTCAAGCTGCTGTATTCGAACCTTGAGACAGCGATGCTGGACCCGAGCGATGATGGCGCGCTGGGCCGCGCGACCGAGGGATACAAGTTCGCGGTGAAGGCGCGCGATGCGTTCCGCAAGCAGATCACGGACAGCAAGCCATGAGCATCAAGGGAACGCCTATCCATGCACAAGTCGAAAGGCTCGCCCATGGGCCAGAACAACGTCGTGGCGCGCGCGTCGTTCGGGCACAAGGACATGCACCTGTCCGCGCACAGCGTCCCACAGTACGATGCGCTGCACGATTGGCGACTACTTCATGCGCGACCCGCCGCCGTCGCGACCGGCCCGGGGCGACTTACTAGCTCCAAATACCGACAGCGAAAGCGCATTCTCCACGAGCATCAAGGCGGCAAGTGCTTCTGGTGCCCCACGGTGCTGCGGCTTGAAGATGCAACCATGGACGAATTGATACCGCGAAGTCGTGGCGGAACGCAGCGGTGGGACAACATCGTCGTTGCTTGTGAACCGTGTAACAGCAGCCGAGCGGACAATTCGCCGCCAGCGTGGGCTATCGAAAAGGTTAAGGCGAGAGGGCGGGTGGTGCTTGACGCCGAACCGCCCGCCGCCGCATAAGGCGTGAGGGGACCGCCGATGGCCGAAGTAAAATCATTCCCGGGCGTGACACAGCCGGACCATGCCTTGGGTGTGCAGCCCGTCGCCGAGGTCGTCCAGTCGCTCAAGGAATTGCTGGCCAAGGCCGAAAGCGGCCAACTCAGGGCGATTGCGTTTGCCTATATCCGCCCCGGCGAGCGCGTGTCATATGGCTGGTTCGGGGTCAAAAACAACCTGACCCGGATGCACGTCTTGCACAGCGGGATGCATGTCGCGGCCACCGATTACGGCCAGCAGATTGCGAACACCTCCACCGACGTTGATCCCGCCGACCCGCAAGAGGCATAGGGCATGTTCCGCAAGACTGCAGACAAAATCCAGCTTCCCGAATGGGCCAAACGCTGGCCGCGCTACAAGCGGCTGGATCAGTTCGACCGGCTGCTGGACGGCACGTTTTACGACCACTTGCCCTCGGCGTTTTACGACGAACTGGACCAGCAGCAGAAGATGATTCCGCTTGAGGACCGGCGGCCCTCGGCGCAGTTCCGCCTCCCGCGCATGGTGGCGCGGTGGAGCGCGCGGAAACTGTTCGCCGGACGGCACCGTCCGAAACTGCGGCTCAAGGACAAGGCCCAGCTTAAGCCGTTGAACCGGCTGCTGCGGCGCGCGAAGTTCTGGCAGAAGATGGCCGAGGCCGTGCTGCTGGGCTCCGTCGGGTCGATTGCGGTGACGTTCCGGGTGGAGGGGACCAAGGACGACGCGCGGCTGGCGCTGACGCTGTGGCGGGCGAAATACTGCAAGCCGTCGTTTGACGATTTCGGCGAACTCGCGCAATTGCGGGTGTCATACACGGCGGCAGGCGCGGGGCTCGTCGCGTTCGGGCTGCCCGATGATATGTTCGGCATCAAGCTGGACAACGCCGCCAATTACTGGTTCGTGCGCGACTACACGACATCCGAGGAAATCACCTATCTGCCGATCCCGCAGGACAAGTGGAATCCGGTCGACGGGTTCACCGACAACAAGACGCCGCCGACCGAATTGAAGCCAGCCCCAAAGGTCGGAACAGCGGACGGCACGATAACGCACGGGCTGAATTTCGTGCCCGGCCAGTGGTTCGTCAATCTCGCGGGCGGCAGCGGCGTTGACGGCGACTGCACATGGGCCGACGCGATCCCCAACAGCATCGAACTGGATTACACGCTGTCGCAGATCGGGCGCGGGGTGCGCTACAACGCCGCGCCGCAATTGGTCATCAAGGGCGAGTTGATGAACGACGACATGGTGCGCGGGCCTGCGAACGTGCTGCAGGTGCGCGCCGGGTACAAAGAGGACGATGGCATGACCATCGGGGAGGGCGGGGCTGAGTTGCTGGAAATGTCCGGCACCGGCACCGACGCCGGCTTGAAGCTGATCGAAAGCCTGCGCAATTTCGCGTTGGAACAGATCGCCGCGTCTCGCAAAGACCCCGACAAGATGAAAGCCCCGCTGTCGGGCCGCGCGATGGAATATCTCGACGAGGAATCCAACGACCTCGTGATGGACCTGCGGAGCCAGTACGGCGAGGATGGCGCGTTGCCGCTGATCAAAAAGATTGCGATGGCGGCGAAGCTGATGGGTGACAACGCCGTGGGTGGGATTCAATTGCAGTGGCCGCGGCTGTTCCAGCCGACGCCGGATGAATTGTTTGCTCTCATGCAGGCGTTGCAGATCGCCATCGACCCGCTTAAGGCGACGGCTCCCGGCACGCCTGCGCAGCCCGGCAAGCCAGCTGGGGCTGGCGGCGGCCCAGCGACACCCGGGACGCCCGAGGTGCCACCGACGCGCCCCAAGCCGCCGAAAACCGCAGCAAAGGGCGGTGGCGAGGACAGCGAGCAATTCCTGACCATCGACGAGGCGCGCGCGTATCTGCTGATCAATATGGACATCGGAATGCTGGACCTTGAGGCGACGGATGCCGAGGACGAGGATGTGGACGACAGCCCGACCTCCCCCGAGGAACCGACTGAGATCATTCCGTCACCGACCTCGATTGACGTGAACAACCCGCCCGGCACGCCCGAGGGTGACGAGGATCAGGTGGGCGGCGGGACGGGGCTGATTAGCGCGAGCACGGCGGGAGCATTGGAATGAGAGCGGTTGGCCATTCGTTGTCGGGCGAGGCGCAGCCTGCCGTGACACACGTTGAAGTCCCGCAGCCCGTGATGGGGGCCAAAGCATGGTTGTTGAACGACAAGGGCCTGTTCGTGCTCGAACGCGGCCCCGGCACGATCATCACCTGCGCCTGCACGCACGGCGGGTCGGGCGGCATTCGAATCATCGACGGCATCCCGGATGAAAACGGGTTTTTCACCAATCCCGAGGACGTGCCTGTGGACGAACCGGCGTTCGATTCGCCGCCCGAGGTGCTGGAAAAGTGGGGCAAGCGCAACGGGCGCGCGTTCTACACGGCATTGCCTGCTGTCATGGGAAGCTGGATGCTGAATGCGGGGTTTCACAACGGGCTGACGATCCACGCAGGCGGCGGCCACAATTCGGTCGCTGCGGTCGCGACGTTCGTCTGGCAGCCCTTCCGTCGCGCCAATGTTGCAGCCTGACCGCGAGATATACGCCCCTTGCGCGCCGGGCTCGCTGATGCGGTCGGCGACCGTGGACACGCTCGGGGTGACGCGGTTCGCGCGCCGGAGTTGCGAACTCTACAGCGTGCAAATCCTTTCCGCAGGTGCATGGGTTCGCGCGCGCGTCTTGACGGGGGCGGGCCGCCCGCTATGGTTCCAGCCTTCATGCTTCACTGGGAGTTTCGTCCTGATGGCGGGAGCTGAGGACGGGCTGATGCTGGAAATGGGCGGGCGGGATCGCGGTGCCACCATCGTTTTGAACTGGCGGGAAGCGGATTCGAGAATCGTCTGATGTGGGTAGAAATAACTGAGGAATCGGTTTTGGCTGATATCAGCAGTCGCGGCTATTTGAGCCGAGCACTCGCCGAAGATACACTAACGAAACCGCCCGGAGCCCTGTGGCCGGAGGTCGAACGATTGGCCAACGCCGGGAAACTTGTGATCGTCGATGACATCGCTCGGCTGCCATGATGGAGCAGGATTCGAGGATCATATGAACCCGCGCGTCGAACATCTCGCCGAAGGCGTCACGCTTTATTGCGGCGATTGCCGGGAGATATTGCCTGATCTCGGCAAGGTCGACGCCGTGGTGACTGATCCGCCGTATGGGATTGGTGAAAGTTCAAGGCGAACAGCGAGTAGAGGAACAAGCAGCCCGCGCTGGCGCAATGCATCGCCGCGCGATTATGGCGAATACAACTGGGATCAGAAACCGATTGATGTCGGCTTGCTCGCCGCTATGTGTGAAATGTCTTCATACCAGATTATTTTTGGCGGCAATTATTATGAGCTTCCGCCGGCGCGCTGCTGGCTCATTTGGGATAAATGCAACGGTGAAACGGACTTTGCAGATTGCGAACTGGCGTGGACCAACCTTGACCAAGCCGTTCGCCTGATCCGGTGGTGCTGGAACGGTTTTCAGCGAAAAGGTGGTGAGGAAAGATTTCATCCGACCCAAAAATCAGCAAATGTTATGAAGTGGTGCATCGAGCATCTTCCTGAAGAATGCCGAACCATCCTTGACCCCTTTATGGGCTCCGGCACCACCGGCGTTGCCGCCGTCAAGCTCGGCCGCAAGTTTATCGGCATCGAGATCGAGCCGAAGTATTTCGAGATCGCCTGCCGCCGCATCGCCGACGCGCTGGCGCGGCCGGATTTGTTCATTGAAGCGCCGAAGCCCGCTCCGAAGCAGGAGGCGTTTTTATAGTGCGAATCAGTTCGGAGACGGTCGGCAGCGTGAGCCAATTCTACGCGGAGACGGGGGCCAGCGTGAAGGCGGGCGAGAGCATCGGTGAACTGGAGTGCATGAAAACGATGTTCCCGATTGTTGCGCCGTGCGATGGCGTGTTGACGTGGTTGGTGGTATTGGGTGCGTTCGTCGGGCAGGGTGAGGCGCTAGCCGAGATCGAAGGGGACGGACATGCAGACACCGCTGATTGATTTTCTCTCGCCCCGGTTCGTCGGCGCTTACGGCCTCAACGCGCTGCTGCTACCCGCGGCGCAGGCGGTGCCGGTTTACGAGGGGCCGTGGATTCAGATCGGCGGGGCCAAGGATATTTCGCTGGAACTGTTCGGCTCGCAATCGACGTTGAGCGTGGACATCTACGGCACGAACAACCCGAACCCGGTCAACGGCTACACCATCACCATCGGATCGACGGTTACGAGCGGGGACACGATCACCGCGACGTTCACCAATCCTAACCTGCCGGGCGCTGGCACCGAGGCCGTTGTGGTTACGGCGGGCAGCAGCGACACCACCACGACGCTGGCCGTGGCTTTGGCCGCGGCGATCAATGCGGACGTGAACCTGCAGGGCTGCGGGATTTCCGCCCAACAGGCGGGCGCGATCGTCACGATCAATTTCCCGAGCATTTGGCCGGGCGGCGATACGGCTGGCGGCACTCCGCAGGGTGTTGCGAATTTCACCGGCGTGACCACCACGCTATCCGCCGGGGCCAGCGAGACGGCAGCGGTCGCGACCCTGACCAACGGGACCAAGATCGGGTCCAGCCTCGCCGCGTTCGGGTTCACCGAACTGACGACGTTGCCGACCTACATCAAGGCCCGGCTGCAAACGCTGACCGGCACGGGCGCGAACGTCACCGTTGCGCTCAACGCATCAATCTGATTCGCAAACCACGAGGGAACCATGACAAAGACCGGGGAAACGACGATTTCCAGCCTGCTGCTGCCGCGTGCGCTGGGCGGCCCGCTGATGCACTTTGACGAGCCGAACCCGCCGAACCCCGCCCCGCCTCCGCCAGCGCCCCCAGCGCCGCCGCCTGCCCCGCCGCCGGTACACCACGCGCCACCGCCGCCTCCCGCTCCGCAGCGGGCCAGCAGTGATGACCCGGCAGCGTTGCGCGCCGAGGCTGCGGCGTACCGGATCGACGCCCGCACGGCGCGGGAAGCCGAGGCCGCCGCCCGCGCCGAGGCCGACCGAATCAGGCAGGAAGCTGATCAGCGGGTGGCCACCGCGGAAGCCACCGCAGCCGCCACCATCTCCGAACGCAATCAGCAGATCGCGGACGCCAGATTGATGGCAGAGGCCGCCACCGCTGGATTGACCGATCTGGATTTGCTTCCGATGATCGACCGCACCACAATAGTTGTGGACGCAAAGGGCAATGTGACTGGCGTCGCCGAGGCCATCGCCGCGTTCAAGGCAAAGAAGCCGAACTATTTCACCGCAGGCGGGCCGCCTCCGGCCCCGAGGACGGGCAACCCCGCACCTCCGGTCACGCCGGGATCGCCGCCCCCATCGCCAGCAACCGCTCGGACGCTACCGCCTGCCGAATACCGGGCTGCACAAGATCAAGCGATACGCGCCCTCAAGGACCGTTGACATCGTGCGGGTAATTCCGCATAATACTGTTGGGCGATCTAGCGTGAGTTATCCGACCTTGCGCCGCCATCAGGTAACTTCGGAGCTAGGCCACGCGCGTGGTTGGTGCCGAGGCGGTTTACTGGATCGCCCTTTTGGAGAAACCCGACGATGCCACGGCATGACAGCGTTTTCAAACAAATAGAAGATCATGCGGACTATAACGAGATCGTCGGTCCAATCCTGAAGGAGGCGCGGGAAGATCGCGACGAAATCAAACGATTAACTGCGCAGGTCGCCGACTTGGAAGCGCTTGTCGATCCGCCGGTTTGCCGCTTGCAGTTCCCTAGAGGCGGGGTTCCCGCCAACGCAAAGGAGGCGGCCGAGGGATGGAAGCACGAATATGATCGTACCCGAGAGATCATGATGAACTACGAAAGCCGCTGCTTGAAGATGGCGCGGGTGCTTTACGGGTTCATTCATGGCAAACGTCCAGACGGGACTTGCATCGATCTTCAAACCGCCCTTAATGAGGCGAAAAAAGTTTTGGACGGCTAAAGTTTCCAAACGACAGTCACCACCACGAACCGCCCGGGAAAGGCGCACACCCCATGAAAAAGCTGTTGATGATTTTCGCTGCCATGTTCGCCATGGCAACCGTTGCGTTCGGCCAGCAGGCTCCGGCAGCGCCGACACCGGAGCCGCCGCGCACCACCGTGATCCCCAAGGCCGAATTTACGTTCAACGACTGCGTGACGATCCTGCGGGGCTTGCGCGGGCTGGACGGCTACACGACCGACAAGGGCAACGTGCAGTCCTACATTTTCAAGAACGCGACCCTGCGCGGCAACATCGCGGAGAATCAGGCGCGGCTCGCGAACATCCCCACCGAGATCGAAAACGCGCGGCAAAAAATCTTTTCGGAGATCGCCAAGGGCGCACCTGAGATTCCGCAGACGGTCACGGGCGATGACAAGAAAGAACACCAAAACCCGGACTTTGCGGAATACAGCAAACAACTAGTCGCGCTCGGCACGCTGCCCTGCCACGTCACGCTGATCCACATCAAGCGCGACGACCTCAAGCTGGAGACCAACGAGATTCCGGGCACCACGCTGGCGGACATCGACAAGATTCTGGACAAGTAGTTTTTGGAGGGGAAAAGTGAAACCGCTCTGGACCATTCTCAAATGCTATGCTGGCGGCTTTCCAGTGTTGATTGGCGTCGTGGTTGGGTTTGTCACCGAAGGATTTATCACAGGGTTTAGGGTTGGGCGAGAAGCAATGCAGCGTTTACCGGCAGACGAGAGAGAGCTACACGGCCCCCGGTAAGGCGCGGCCAGCATTGAGGGAAACATGCCAGAATTTTTTCTGATAGTCATGATGGTCGCCAATCTCCAGCCGTCTACAACCATAGAAAGCTGGGAGTCCATGGGTACGCAAATGATCGGACCGCTTCCCTCTGAGGCTTGCGAGAAATCCGCTGACGCTATTAGAGCATCTCAAAGTATTTTATCGGCATATTGTAGACAAGGCATTCCGACTGCTCGATCTAGCGGCAGGCGCTGACGTTTGCACTACCCGTTGCGCCAACCCCTTGCGCGTTTCAAAATTTCGTCGTATTGACAAATCCAACATGATCCGTGGGAGAGGGCAGGCCCTCCCCCAAGCCGATCAAACGGTGGACGTGTACGAGCAGGCTCCGCAGTTTCCTTGAGCGACGCAAGATCGCAACGTGGAAACCGACACCAACGATTGTCGTAAACATCGTTCGGGCAAGCGCCCAAGGCAGCGTCGGCAGGCCGACCGCCCAGACTGCAATCCCTATGCAATCCAACGCTTGACCGTTTTCAGGGGGCCTCTGCCATGGCTGGCTTTACCAATTTTCCCGCCGCGCTTGTTCCGACGTTGCAACTGGGTTTCTTGGAGCGGGAATTTGAGGAAGGGCTGGACTCGGTCCTCGCCTATCGCCGCGCCGCTCTTGAGGAAACGGTGCCCGCCCGAATCGGCGAGACGCTGACCCGGACCCGCAAGGGCCGCAAAGCGCCGGTCACCACGCCCATGAACCCGAGCACCAACACAGGCTTGGACAACGGGCTTACGCCGTCGTCGTTCTCGGTTGAGCAGTATTCGTTCAACATGCAGGAATACGGCGATACGGTCGACACCAACCTGATGCAGGAACTCGCGGGCATCGCGAATCAGATGTTCGCGAACAGCCGGAACTCCGGCGTGCAGGCGGCGCAGTCGCTTGAGCGCATCGCCCGGTTCAAGCTGTTTTCGGCTTACCTCGGCGGCAACAGCCGCGTCCGCACCGACCTCGGCGCGGGATCGACCACCACCGCCCACGTCGATGACATCCGCGGTTTCACCACGGTGCTGGTCAACGGCGTGGTGACGCCGATTTCGTCCACCAACCCGCTGACCGTGTTCGAGGTCCAGATCGCCGCCGGTGGTGTGGCGCAGACGCTCACCGTGACCGCGGCGGTTGCCGATGGCACCAACCACTCAAGCGCCCCCGATGGTATCTCGGGCGTGATCACGTTCACCGCCGCCACTACCCCGGTCAACGGCGATGCGCTGCTGGCGCTCAACGCTCCGAAAATCCTGCGTCCGTTCTCGAAACAGACCACGGCGCAACTGACCGGCAGCGACGTGATGACCATGAGCCTCGTTGAGGACGGCGTGGCGTACCTGCGCGACAACGGCGTGCCGCCGATGCCCGATGGCTCCTACCACTGCATTCTCGACAACACGTCGATGCGCCAGCTTTGGGCCGATCAGGACTTCAAAATCCTGTTCGCGGGCCGCTCCGATTCGCGCGAGTACCGCGACGGCGACATCATCCGGCTGTTGGGCGTCACCTACATCCCGACGACGGAAGCCTACGTCCAGCAGGCCAACGCGACGGGTGCCACGGGAACGTCGGCCATCGGTGTCCGCGTGCGGCGTCCGATCATCCTCGGTGCCGAATGTCTCATTCAGGGCAATTTCGAGGGCATCGATTCGTGGATCGCCCGCGAGGGCATGAGCCCGATCAACGACGTGTTTCTGATCAACAACGTGGCCCAGATCATCCGCCCGCCGCTCGACCGGCTCGGCCAGAACGCGAGCCAGTCGTGGACGTGGATCGGCGACATGGCCGTCCCGAGCGACCAGACTTCGACCACAAGCATTATCCCAACCGCATCGAACTCCCTTTACAAAAGAGCCCTCTGTATTGAGCATGCGGGATAATCCGTATAGTGTGTTCGCAGATGGAGGCGAGCATGCAAAAGCGGTGTCCGCGTTGCGGGGAAACGAAACCGAAGGTTGGTGGTTTCTACCCGTCGAAACGCAAGTACGGTGATGGATTCGATGTGTACTGCAAGGCGTGCAACGGGACCATGGCAAAAGAGAAGTTGGCGAGAGCGAAGGCGAACCCGCCAACCATCAACCCAACTGAGACAAGGAAATGCGCTCTCTGCAAGGAAACAAAATCGCACGCTGAATTTTGCAAGAACGTAAGGAGTCCGACAGGAACAGGGTCATATTGTATTTCCTGCCACAATGATCGAACCAGAGTAACCTCGCTAAAAAGTTGGCGAGACAATCGCGAAGCCCGGAAGGCCAAGACGAACGCCATGCGCAAGACGCCAGAGTTCAAAGCCAAGCGAAAGGTCTACCGTCAGCGTCCAGACGTTCGCGTGGTTGAACGTGATCGCAGGCGTCTGCGCAAGGCGATGCTGCGCCGAGAGGCGTACCGAGCGGACGGCACGATTTCCGAAGTGCTGTCGCTGGAGGGGAAATTCACGCGCGCCGATTGGCTGGCGCTGCTGAAAGAGTTCGACCATTCCTGCGCTTATTGCGGCGTCGAAACGAAAATGACCTTTGAGCATCTGACGCCACTGTCACGCGGCGGCAAGAATCAAAAGGGCAACATCGTTCCAGCTTGTCTGCCGTGCAATTCGAGCAAGCAGGACAGAACGGTTGAGGAATACGCGCCGGATCGCGCGCAAGAGATTCGCGACCGGGCGATGCTGAATTAGTTCCGGGGGCGCTTGGGGTCTGTTGCGATAGTCCTACCCGGCGGCTATCGTGGCGGTGACGGCGGGGGCCGGGGCGACTCGGCCCCCGTTTTGAAATCGGAGAGGACAGGACCATGGTTAAACCAGTTTCCAAGGATATGTCGGCCTCGTTGCGCGGTCAGAAGTCAGGCGGACGCGGTGCGGAATCGGTGAACGTGAGTGGTGTGACCAAGGGCGAATCGATGACGGTGCCGGGAACGGGCAGCGTTGCGAAGCCGCCGGGTGCCGATCACGAGCGGAGTGCGGCGCACTACGCGGACCCGATGAACCGGGTCAAGTAACTCGATTTTTGCGCCCTACTAGACGGTTGAGAAAATCGACATGGCCCGCAAGGTGATCACCCGAATCAACGGCGGCCCGAAAACGGAAGCCGCCGTTTTTTCCAAGTTCGACGAGCAATTTACGCCGGACTGGGACAAGTATGCGGCGGGTGAGCAGGCCATGCGACGCGACACGAATCGCGCCAAGCTAGGTGATAAGGTCACGCCGCTTGGCCCCGGCAAATTGATGAAGGCAAAGAGGTAATCCGATGGTCGTCCGCACCCTCCTGCCGCCGCAGGGCACCCCCGGGAAATTCGATCCGCGCAATCCGACGCTGATTCCGAACTTCGACCGGAACCGCGTGCTGGGCGATGGCTCGGCGAACGTCATGCCGCCCACGGTCAACCATTCGTCGCCCGCCGGTTTCTTGGTGGCGGACCCGCGCGCCAATGCGAGCGCGACCGCGACGATTGGCGGCAATGTGACTACCGGCGACGAGATCACGCTGGAATTGCTCAACGCGGTTTTCCCGAACGGGCTGTTCTCGCACACCTACACCACGGTGAGCGGCGACACGGTGACTTCGATTGCCGAATCGCTGGCCGACCTGTTCAACGACGACGCGGCACTGGCGCAGTTCGACGTTGAGGTGGACGTGGCCGGCTCGGTGCTGACGTTCAACCAAAGCGGCCCGGTCGGCAATTTCACCACGCTGCAGGCCCCGCTCGGCGAGCCCAGCAAGATCACCGTGGGCGGCACGGCGCTGACCGGCGACATTTTCGGAGTGCTGTTTACCGGCCCGGCATTGAGCGTGCTCACGCCTGCGACGGTGCTGGCCGACCTCGGCGGCACGTTCGCGCCGACCGACACCGTGGCCCTGACGTTCACGAACTCGGGCGTGGCTGGCCTGCCGGTCACCAAGACCTACACCGTTTTGGCGGGCGATACCGCGGCGAGCGTCGCGGCGGGTCTCACCGCGCTGATCAATGCGGACACGACGCTTGAGGCCGCGGACATCACCGCGATTGCCAACGGCAACGAAATCCAGATGTTGCAGCAGGGTGCCATCGGCAATTCCACGGTGGTGACGCGCACGGTGTCGGGTTCGGAGACGGTGACGTTCATTCCGTCGAACGGCCACATGGGCGGCGGGTCCGGCCAACCGGGCGGCGTGCTCGTGACCTCGGCTCTCACCACGACCCAGAACGCCACCACGATGGGCGCGAACCTCGCCACCGCGATCAATGCCGACGCGACCTTGGCCGCAAACACCATCACCGGGACCAATTCGTCCGGCGTCGTCACCATTGCGGTTCCGGCGGCTGCGGAGCCGATCAGCTATACCGCATGGGTGAACACCATCACCCCGACCGCGACCATCACCGGGGCCGTGGCGGCTGGCGACGTGCTCAATCTGACGTTCAATGCGGCGTACCTGCCGGGCGGAACGCACGCGGTTAGCTGGACGGCGCTGCTGGGCGAAACCACGACCACGCTTGCCGCCAACCTGTCGAACACGATCAATGCCGATCCGGTGCTGATCGCGGCAGGCATCACGGCGTCGCCGTCGACCAACGTGATCACGTTCGGCTACCAGCAGGACAACGGGCAAATCCGGTTTGCCCAGTCTGTCAGCCCGGGCTCGGAAACCATCACGCTTTCGACCACACCGACCGAAACCATTACGGTGTTGAGCAAGAACACCGAAACCGTCGTCATCAACGACACGCTGGCCAGTGTAGTTGCCACCATCGTTTCGTCCGCTCCGGCGGCGACCGATACGGTTGCGCTCACGTTCACCAATTCCGGCGTTCCCGGATTGCCGGTGACCAAGACCTACACGCTGATCGGGGCCGACAGCGCCACGACCATTGCCGCGGGGCTGGTCGCGCTGATCAACGGCGACACCACCCTGCAGGATGCTGACATTTCGGCCAGCAATCTTGCGGGCGTGATTACGATCACCCAGCAGGGCGTCATCGGCAACACCACCGTGGTGAGTGCGACCGTGACCGAAACCGGCGGCGGCACGGAAACCGTGACCTTTACGCCGTCGAACGGGCACATGAGCGGCGGCGCGGGCGGGGCGAGCGGTCTGCTGTCGGGCGGCACCGGGCCGATCCTTGCGGCCAACAATTTCGAGTTCGCGCCGTCGAACGGCGGGATCAGCGCGTTCTACTATGGCCAGCCCTATGACATCGGCTATGATGTGCTGGCGCAGATGGTTGCGCAGGGGATGCCCATCGTATGAACAAGAATTACCGGGATTGCGCGAAGTGTCAGGAGCCCGTGCATCGGAACCGCAAGGCGTGTCCGTCGTGCGGTGGGGCGTCGCCGTGGGCTGCGGACGCGGGAGCGACCGAACCCGTGGCGGCGGCTCATGAGGCCACGACACTTGAAACCGCGCCTGCGCTCACGCTGGCCGACGTGGAACGGGCCAAGACGGTGCTGGCCGCCCAGCCCGAGCCGAGCACGTTTCATCTGATCGCCGAACACGGCAACGGAGATTTGGCCGCTGGTTTCGTGCCGCCCGTTCCGCAGGGCCTCGGCGAGCACGATCTGGACCCGACCGACGAGCAGGTGGATTCGTTCATCGCAGCATTGCCTGACCACGCCAGCGCCGCGCGCGCTGCACAGGCCGCGATCGACCGCGCCGCGACCGGCCCGCATGTGTTCCTTGAGAAGTTCTCCTGCATGGTCGGCCCCGTCATGGCGCATTTCAAGCCGAACGACGTGGTGACGGACTTCCCGCTGATCATGGCGTTGCGTGTGGAAAACGCGCCGATGGTTCCGGTGGGCGATGCGCCGGGCATGGCGTGCTGCCCGGCCTGCCAGACGGTTTTCAAACTGCCCCGCATCATTCCGGCCCGGCGCGCGGGGTGACGCCATGGCGCTCACCCTTGCTCAGAAATCCGCAATCAGACGACATTTGAAGTATGGCGTGGTCGGGAACTACGTCGTGTCGCCCGGCGGCGCGCAGTTCGCGCAGGGGTCGGTCGGCTATCGGTTTTTCCAAGCCTATGGCGCGCTGGAATACCGAATGAACAACATGAACCCGGACGAGGAAGCGCGCATTGTGGGGGCTCCTTACGGCGCGGTGTCGCTGGTGGGGCCGACGCCGAATCAGGGCGACACGGCCAGCATCACGCTTTCCGGCGGGAGCATCGCTAGCCCGCAGACGGTCACGGCGACGGTTGGGCCGCCAACGTCCGGCAATGTGCCCGCGCTGACCGTGGCGCTCACGCTGGCGTCGCTGATCAATCAGAACGCGGTGTTGCAGGCGGCCAAGATTTACGCGCTCGCGCCCTACGGGACGGGACCGTGGGCGGCCAATGCGGTGCCGGTGCCGGAACTGGGTTTCCGCGGTCCTGCCGGATCGGCGGCTTTCACCGTGGCGGTGTCCGGCAGCGGGCTGCTCTACCCGTCGATCACGGCGGACGGCTCGCTGCTGCCGCCCGGGCCGACCTCGCTTGACGGCGGCAATACGGTGCTGTGGGGCTACATCCCGATTCTGGACGCGCTTGAAGCGGCGTACTGGACGACATCGGACAATCTCGACACGAGCAAAACGGTCGAATGGAGTCCGCGTTCGAACGAGGCCGGGCAGCGGCGTTCTCTTTACGAGAATACGGTCGCCCTTCTTTCCGATTTTCTCGGCATTCCGGTCAACAAAGACGCGACGCAAAAGCCCAAGCGTAGTGGCGGGGTGGCATTCGCATGACTCAATATGCGAGAATCCAGCGCCACATAGACCACGGTCGCGGCCAAGCTGCCAAGCACGTCGGCCAACCGTTCGTTGGCTACCGGCTGGGCTCGGGATCATCGGGCGATTTCCCGGGCGCATGGAACGTGACGGTCCCCAATTTCTATATGTTTAGGCGCAGGCTCGCGGAAACCAAACTGGAACTGGGCATCAAAAATGTTGCACTTTTTTACGACATCGTGGCGAACATGGACCGATTCGTACTGGGTGACGTGTTTGTGCAAAACGACCCCGCCTATGCCCCCGGATTCTCATACGGAGCGGGAGCTACTTCGATTCCCGGAACCATTGAGTTCAACGCCATGTGCTTGGCGTGGCATCCCCCGGAGAATAAGGCGATTGGAGCGCGTCTCGACCGGCGAGTGAAAATCTACCGGCCAGCCGAATCACCTGCATCGGTCGGCGCGAACGGTGCGACGTATTGGAAAGAAACGCTGGTGAACGACCTGCCGCTGGTGCTGTCGGGCGGCACCTATGCGTTCGGCACCGCGGGCGCGGGGAATGCCAGTTTCGTCCCGGCGGGCTTCATGTCGGCGATCCGGCAACACGACTGGATTTTCCAGCCCGGCGTCCCCGGCATGTTGAAAGAGGCAAAGTGGTTCGTGTACGTGCCGCCGCTGCCCGGCTACATGCCAGCGGAGGGCGATGCGCTGGTGGACGAAAACGGCGCGCGCTATCTCGTGGTGGTGCCGTATGAGCAGAAAACCGGCGTCTCCGGCTACCAGTTGACCTGCGACCGCAAGATCAGGAGCGACGGCTGATGGCTTCACAGTTCGACGTGCTGACCTCGATTCAAGCGTTGGTGAACACCGCGCTCAACGGGCTGTCGCCGTCGATCCCGTACAAGTCGGGCATCGGTTACCCGCCGGTTGGCGTGTTGCAGGGCATCGCCAAGGGGACACCGGCAGGCCAGCCCGCCATCGTTTCGATTTACGACCGGAAGATCAGCAAGAACGCGACGCGGTGGAATCCCTACGTGGTTTCGCAGATCGTGGTCCCAGCGACGCTGACCACGGCGATTGCGCCCGATCACATCGCGCCCGGTCACACGGCGCAGATCACGCTCGGCGGGACCATGACGGACGGCGACGCGGTGTCGGCGCTGGCGATCATGCTGGGCGCGAACACGGGCGCGGTGGTGGTTTCAGGGCTGCACACCGATACGCCGACGACCATGGCCACGAAACTGGCCGCGGCAATCAACGGTGATTCGTCCATGGCAGGGATGCTGACCGCGACGGCATCGGGGCCGGTGGTGACGATCACCAACGTGGCGACGGTGGCGCTGGCGGTCGGGTCTTACGCGGGCAACGGCGGGTCGCAGGTGCGCGAGATCGGGCGGCGCGATCAGCAGGTGCAGATAATCATCTGGACTCAGACCGTCGAACAGCGCAACGCAATGACAGCCGCGCTCGCCGACGCCGTCGCCGAATCAGAGTTGAATTTCGGGCCGTCACTGCCGGACGGCACGGTGGCACGATTGTCTTATGTGTCGGATTATGATTTAGAGGACGATACTCTGGAGGACGTGTACCGGCACGACACTATGGTAGGCATGGATTACCCGGTGACGGTGACGGACGCGCTGTTTGCAGTCTTGGCCCCGGTGGCCACGATGCAGGTGCAGCTACAGGTGGGCTAAGGGGGCGACGATGACGCAAATTATTCCCGCAGGTTCGTTCAATCCGGCGTCTCTCGGGGCCGACGACCTCTATATCCAAATCCAGAACCCGCCCGGATTCATCGTCGGCGTGCCCACCGATGTGATCGGCATCGTGGGAACGGCGGGCTGGGGTCCGGTGAACATGGCCCAGCACATGGGCAACCCGTTCGACGCCATGCAGACGTTCGGGCCGATTTCGGCGGCGTCGCTGACTGACCCCTATGACATGCCGACTGATTTGGCGATTGCGTTCGGACAGGCTGCCAGCGCGGCGACGCTTGAGGCGTGGGGCGTGCGCGTGTCTGACGGCACCGACGTGGCGGCCACGGGCACGCTCAACGGCGCGGCGACCTCGGCGAGCATCACCGGCACCTCGGCGGCGGGCGTTGCTGCAGACACCATCGCGCTCACGTTCACGTCGTCGGCAATTGCCGGTTCGCCGCTCACCATCACCTATACGGTGCCCGCCAGCCCATCGCCGACCCCGACCACGATTGCCGCCGGTGTCGCGGCCTTGATCAACGCCACCGCTGCCCTGTCGGCGGTCGGCATTTTCGCCACGAGCCTCGTTGGCGTCGTTTCGATCTATCAGCCCACCGCGCTGTCGCCGCAGGCCACGGTTTCCCGTGCGGTCACCGGCACCGGCACGTTCACGCTCGGCACTGGTGCTGCGGTCACCGCTGGCCTCGTGCTGTCGGGCATTTTCACCGGCAGCGTGGGCAATGCTCTCACGGCGACGCTGGCGACCGGCGCGGGTGCGAACACCACATCGGCGACCATCGCGCTGCCGACGCTGGGCATCAGCGAACTCTACCCGAACCTGCCCAACGCGACGTTTTTCACCGCACTGGCAAACGCGATTGCGCAGGGCATCAATGGCGTGCGCGGGCCGTCGCAGATCGTCAAGGCTGGAACGCCGAACATCGCGGTGGCTGCGCCGACCGCGGGCACGTCCACGTTCTCCGGCGGCACCGATGGCCGCGCGGGCGTCGTGACGGCCACGCTACTCGGCAGCAACACCGCCATTCCGGCGACCGGCCTCTATGCGCTGCAGGGCGTCAACCCAGCGGTGGGCATTTCGTGGATCGTCGGCAGCACGGATCAGGCGTTGCCAGCGTCCCTCGTGGCGTTCGGTCGCGGCAACGGCATCTCGACGCTGTTCCCGTTCCCCACCGGCACGAGCACGGCGGTTGCCACGGGGCTATCCGCGTCCATCGGCCAGCACGATCCGTCGTTCGGTTACGTCAAGGACTGGGTTTATTTCTATGACCCGCTCAACAACGTGACGCGGCTGGTGCCGCCCACGGCCTACGTCGGCGGCATGGCGGCCACGCTCTCGCCCGAACAGGGCATCGGCAACAAACCCGTGCAATTGTGCCTGGGCACCGAGCGCAACAACCCGGTCACCGGAAATATCCAGCCATACAGCATCAGCGAGATCGCCCAGCTTACGGCGGCGGGAATCATCTTCATCACCAACCCGATCCCAGCGGGCAACATCTTCGGCACGCGCCACGGCCAGATCACGTCGTTGAACCCGGTGACGGCGGGGATGGAATACTGGCGCATGACCTCGTTCCTCGCGCGGTCCATCGGAACCACCATGGGCCAGTTTGTCGATGCGCTGCAAAGTCAGCAGCCGAACGACCCGCTGCGCAACGCCGTGCGGAATCAGTTCAACACGTTCTTGGACAGCCTCAAGGGCGCGAACGGCAGCGTGGGGATCATCGACGATTTTTCGGTGATTTGCGCGTTCAACGGGGCACCGAACGCTATTCCGGGAAATGGCGTCAACACGCCAGCGAGCATCGGTGCGCACTACCTCTATGCGCTACTTCGCGTGCGTTATCTGTCCGTAGTGCGTTTCTTCATCGTCTCCCTGCAAGGCGGCACCGTTGTTGTGACGGTGGGCGCAACGCCGGGCCAGCAATTGCAGTCGAATTAACAGGGGACCATCATGGCAACGATCAACGGTACCGCGTACAACATCGGCACCGACATCGGTCTGTCGATTTCCGACAATTTCGGCGATCAGTTCCCAGTCGATGCGCTCGGGCTGCTGCTGGACTTCGACTCCAAGGCGCACAGTTCGGTCATCAAGGTCACGCCGATCACCAACGGCGGCAAGCCGATCTTTCAGACCGTGTGGAACGGCGGCGATGGCCGGATGCGGTTCGCACGCACGAATGGCAACCTGCAGTCGATGGTGCTGGAACTGATGGCCGCTTACCACAACAGCGGGATCATTCCGGTGTTCGCCATCGCCGCGTCAATCCTCAACAGGGATTCGTCCATCGACGAATATCTCTACACCGGAGTGCAGTTCGAGACGCCGGACTTCGGCAACTTCGCCGCGATGAAAGAGGTCGACAACGGCCTGAGTTTCATGTGGTCGGACTGCATTAAGACCGGCGGCGGGACGCCGTTCCTGACGGGACTTGCCGCGTAACTGATTTTCTAGCCGGGGGATTGCCATGCAAACGGAAGCGCGTCACGCCGACGCCGAACTGCGGATCAACACGAAAGCCGCGCCCAAGCCCGAGGCGCGGCAGGCTCGCGATACCAAGAACGCCGAACTGGCCGCCTCTGCGACCGCCATGCGCGAGCGCAACGCCGCGGCAGCACAGACGCCAGCCGAATCGGAAGCATTGCCGCCGCCGCGCGAGGACGTGGAATCAATCGAGGTCAAACTGCTGGATGGGCGAATGGTGGAGTTCGGACCGCCGCCCGGGATTTCGCTCACGATGCGAATCGCCATGACGATCCCGGACGCGACGAGCAATCCCGTGATCGACCGACTGGCGCGCGTCTGCATGTGCATCCGAACGATTGACGGCAAGCAGCCACGGCAGATCGCCAACATCGTGGACCTGACGGCTGTTGCCAATATGCTGGGGGACGTGCCGATAGACGAACTCGCGTTCTGGTACGACAAGCATTGGGGGCAGGTGCGGATTTCAGACCTGCAACTGCTAAAAAAAAATCTGCGAGGGGCCTGATTTTCAGGAGGCGGTTCACGTCGCATACAAGTATGGCCAGCCGTGGAGTGAGGCGAAACGGATGGACAGCATGGAGCGCAAGGCGTTTATCTATGCGGCGGCGCAACTGGACGGCTTTACGGTAGACTGGCAGACCGGGAAACTAATCGCTCCGAAACCAAAGTGAGCCCCGGGCATGGTCACATTCGAACAATACGCGGATTTTCTGGCAGGATCGGCACGGCGAGCCATGCCGGAGATTGACGTAGCTCTGGCGCGTGTCGGGGCGCTCGCCCGAACGATGGCGGTTGAATACATCGGGCATGAGTTGCCGTCATGGCCGCCGTTGGCGGCGAGCACGGTGGCACAAAAGCAGCGCCTTGGGTTTGTCGGGCGCGTCTCCGCCACCGACCCGCTGCTACGCACGGGCGAAATGCGGGACAGCATCGCCGCTGAGGTCGTGCCCTACGCTGTGGTTGTGGGTTCACCGCTGGACAAGGCGATGTGGCAGGAACTCGGCACGTCGCGGATACCGCCGCGACCATTCTTGGCGCTGGCCATGCAAAGCGCCGCGCCGCTTTCCGAAGATGCTTTCTATGACGCGGCGGTGGCACTGTTGGTGCCGCTGTCCGAACGGGGACGCGCATGATCACCTCGTTTAGAGTCGGGGCCGTGTTCCAAGTCAAAGACGAGGCTAGCGGAACCGTGCAGCGTCTGTCTGCTGCAATGCGGGAACTGGCGCGCGACACGACGCGGGTTAAGACCGAATTGCAGTCGATCACGACGGCAGCCGGAGCCATGACGGCGGCCATCACGGAAGGCGCGGCGATGATGGACGCCAGCCTGACCGGGGCGCTGGCCACGGCTCGGGCGCTTACCGCTCAGTTGGCCGCTGCGGGCCGCGCTGGCGCGGCGGCGGGGCGGTCGGTGGTTCTGCCCGGCGGGGGCGGTGGAGGCCGCCACGGGCCAGCCCCGGGCGCTGGCGGGGGCGGTTTCCACGTATCTAGCCTGAGCACGCGGATTCCGGGCGGCCATGCCCATTTTAGAGGCGGCGGGAATGCGGCTATGGCCGGGGCCGGTGCTCTCGCCTATGGCGTCTATGAGGAAGCCGAGGTGGAGGACATTGCTGCCCGGGCCATGATCACCGGCCAGATCAAGGTTGACGCGGGCATGAACCGTGGCGAGGTGTTCAAGCAGTTGCGCAGCGTGATCACCCGTAATGCCATTTCGGGCGGATTCTCTCCGAAAGAGGTTGGCGAGGCCGTGCTGGGCAGCGAACGGCAGTTTGCCGGTTTGCCGTTCAATGAACGCATGGCGGTACTGGACACGATGCTGCCCTACGCGATGCAGGAGGCCCGGCTCAAGGAAACGCCGCTCAAGGAATCGGCTGAGGCCCTTGTCGGGCTGTCGCATATGACCGGAACCTACGATCCGGCGAAGCTGCCGGACCTGTACCGCAAGTTCGCCTATGCATCGCAACTCACGCCGAAAACACTGACGCAATACACCACGGCGCTGTCCTATGCGATGCCGTCGCTTGTCGGCGGCATGGGAATGGACCCGACTTCGATCATGTTCCTGACAGCGATGAACCAGCAGGCGGGCATCGGGTCGTCCAAGGCCGGAACGTGGATTCAGGCGTTTTTCTCAAAACTCATGCCAGCGACCGGCGATCATCTCACCAAGACGCAATTGCACCACAACGAGGCATTGGAGGGGTTGGGGCTCGTGGCCGGTGGTGTGCCGACATGGATGGTGACGGGCGAGGGTGGCAAGACCGATTGGCAGGCCAGCCTTTTGAAACTCTCGCCATTGCTCGGCAAGAATCTTGCGGCGCTGCCCGATGCGCAGCGGATGCAAACGCTTGATACCGTGTTCGGAAAGCAGGGTGGCCGCGAGGCGGGGCTGTTCAACCTGCCGGAGTTTATCGCTCAGTTCCCGCGCCTATCGCAGCAGATGCAGTCGGCGGCTGGCGGCGAGGACGTGCTGGGCGCGTATGGCAAAGCATCGCCAGTGCAGCAGGCTCGCACGGCGTTTTCGGAACTGACGGTAGTGTTGATGGAATTGGCAACCGTGGTGCTGCCGCCGCTCACTGAAAGCCTGAAAACCGTCAGCGGGATTCTCAAAGCAATTCGCGAAACAATGCCAGCGCAAGGGCAGATTGGCGGCGTCCCGAACCCCGGAACGCTTGGCGATGCACTGAAGCGCGGCATGTCAAAGGGTCTTGTCCCCGGTGGAGTTGTGGGTGGCCTCGCCAGTTTGGTGACCGCAGGAACCTCGGCATGGGCGACAATCCCGCTCGGCATGGCTGTGGGTGCATTGACCTACGGCGCGGCGGAAGGCGGTCAGTATCTTTGGAACAAAGCCACTACGGGACTCGGGGCGGCTAACGCTGGAATCGCAACGCTGCCGCCGGGTACGGTGCCGGGCCAAGGATCGCCTGTGATCGTCAAGGCTGACATCACAATGAACGTGCCGGAGGGTACGGACGACGTGAAAGGTCTTGCCAATCGCGTGCTAATCGAGATCAACCGACAGATTGCTCAAGGCCATACCCACAATCTGGGAGAGGCCGATAGCGTCGCGTCGTCACCGTATGCCACGGGGGCGGCACTCCCATGAGGAAAACCCATGAGCAATAGTCAGACACAGATCGTCAATGAATTGGTTAAACTCACAAACGAGGCCCGCGCTGGTAAGATCAAAGGTTTCGAAATGACGATGCTCTTTGAGTATGATGATGGCATATCGCCAACATGGTGTTGTTGTGATCCAGACAGCCTATTTCCAGCTTCTCACAGACCTCCGGCAAACTAATGAGCAACGGGCTGTTCCTGATCATCGGCAACGTGGTGCTGTCCGGGCTCGAAATCCCCGAGGAAATCGGCGAGATCGGCGGGCGGCAGACGCTCGTGAAACACGAGTTCCCCGGGGGCTTGATCACCATCACCCCGCTGGGGGCGTTCCCGCATCCGGTGTCGTGGACCGGAATCCTGACCGGCTCGGATGCGTTCGCGCGGGCGCAGCAGTTGGACCGGATACGGGCGCTCGGCAACGAGGTGACGCTTTCCTACGGCGATTTTGCGTGGACCGGCATGGTGGCGTCGTTTTCGGCCAAGCCGAAACATCAATGGTATGTGCCCTACACCATCATGTTTGAACCGATTGCTGACCTCTCCGGTGTCGGCACGGTGCCGTTCGCCCCGGATAGTGCTGAGACGCTGCTTTCGGGCGAGGTCACGGCGATCACGGGTATGATCGATGCCACGGACGGCCTGTCGCTGCCCGGCACGCTGGCGGACAATGCGCAGGCGTTGCTCGATTCGGTGTCAGTTGGGCTGTTGAACGGGAACGGCACGGTGGCGGGGATCAGCACGGCGGACGCGGCCACGATCAACGCGGCGGCGCTCGCGCTCGAAAACGCCTGCCTGCCGTATTCGCTCGGGACCGACCCCACCACGGCCTCGCCCGCGCTGGACCTGTCGGTGCGCGGGACGGCGGTCAATCAGATCATTGGCAATCCGGCGGGCGGCGTTCGGCTCGTGCAGGCGGTCAATCCGAACCTGTTTGCTCTGGCCGCGCAATATCTCGGAAATGCGGGATTGTGGGAAAGCATCGCATCGGCATCGAACCTGCCGCCTGATCCCCAGCCGGTGGGCACGTTCACCCTGACGGTGCCGATATGACCGTAATCCCGCGCCTGATCGTCGGGGGCAGCGGCGGCCAGTTGCCAACTGATTCGTTCACCGTGACCGGAGGGGCCTACGGATCGACGGGGAGCCTCGTGGGAACGTCCAGCATCAAGGCCATGGCCGACGCTGGGGTGGACATCGTGGCCGCGTCCATCGCCGCGCCCGGCTCGCTGCCGATTGACGTTTACGTGAGCGACGACGACCCGAACAGCGAGGCGTTCGGCGACACGCATCTGTTTTCCGGGGAGTACGTCACCGGCGACTTCGACTATGACAACGATTCGGTGACGATCCACGCGCGGGACTGGGCGGGGCCGCTCGTTGACCAAAAGCGGGTGCTCACCAATGTGGTGGGCGGTTCGAGCGCAGCCCTTGCGCCGGATCAGACCGCCGACTCGGGCGTGAGCACGCAAAACCAAAAGCTGTCGCAGATCGTGACCAACATCGCGACGCAATTTTCCCTGATCCCGGACCTGCGGTTGAATCAGAACATCAGCAACGCCGATGCGGATGTGGGCGCGATTTTCGGCAACACCGACGACACGATCATGACCTCCACGCCGCAAACGCTGTGGGGCATCCTGACGAAACTGGCGCGGCAGAGCGGGAACATCGTCTATGTGAACGCGGAAAAGCATCTGGTTTTCGGCGAGCCCGGGGCCGGACTGGAAACGCTGGCGCTGACCTACCGGCAAACCGGCGGCGGCATCCCGCTGATCAAATGCCGCGTGACCCACAACCCGCGCCGCAACCTGACGTTCCGGGTGATGGTGCTGTCGTATGACCCGACGCTGGCGCAGATCACCACGGGGCAGGCTTATGTGATCGGCTCGAACTATTCGACGAGCGACGGCGGCACGGTTCACGCGGGCGCGTGGGGCGGCGCGCAGGCGTCGCAGATCGCAAAGGCGGTCGGCACGGGTTCGGGTTCCAAGAAAAACGCCATCCCGATTTACACCTACCACATGGACGGGCTCACCGCGTCGCAGGCGCAGTCGCGCGCGGAAGCGATTGCAGCAGACATCGCCAAGCGGGAGTTGGTGGCGGCGTGCGAGGCCGACGTGATCCCCGGCATGGCCCCGGGCCAGCAGGCGACGCTTTCCGGCCTGATCAATCCCGAGTTCGCGACCCACACCTATTACGTGACGGCCTACCACCATGCGTTTAGTATCAGCAAAGGCGGCAGCAAGTTCGACACGAGTTTCACGATGCTGGACCGCCAGCCCGAGGGTAAGGGCAAGGCGGCGACCAAACCGGCTCCGGTGGGATAATGAGCAGAGCGGCTGACGAGTTTCTGCACAACATGAAGCTGGCATCGGAACAGCAGGATGGCGGCTATGCGCCGTTCGTGTACGGCCACATTGCGTCGTATGACCCGCTGACCCATCGCGTTCGCCTCGTGCTGCCGAGCCAGCGCGACGAGGACGGTACGCCGGTGCTCACCGCATGGATGCCGCTGGGGACGATTGGCGCGGGCGCGGGCTGGGGTATTCAGATCGCGCCGATGGGCGGGGCCACCCAGCAAAACCCGACCGGCGGCGAACTGTGCGTGGTGCAGCGGATCGACCGGCAGGTGGGTGTGCAGGCGGTGGCGTCTCAGGTCTGGAATCAGGTCAACGCGCCGCCGTTCCCCGATCTGCAACCGGGGGAGGTCGGGCTGCAGGCGCAGGGTGGTTCGTCGATCAAACTGGCCACCGACAAAAGCATCACGGTCACGTCGCTGGAAAAACTGAATATGACGGCGGTAGGCGACCTCGCCATCACGACACAAGGGGCCACGTCGATCACGTCGCGGGGCGCGATCACCGTCAACTCGGAAGGGGATTGCACCCTCAATTCCAGTGGCAACCTCACGCTGGCGGCGCTCGGCAGTCTGGCGATCACCGCGACGGCATCAAGCATCGGCGCGGTCGGCGGCCTCGTGAACAAGCTGGTCACCGCCGCGTTCGTGACGCTGTTCAACGCGCACACGCATCCGGTTTCGGGCGGAACGGCGCAGCCGCCTAACCAGCAAATGACCGACGCGCAACTGACGACGGTTTTGGAGGCCGAATGAACAACGGCGCGGATTTCAGCCTCGATTTCAACAGCGATCTGATGGTGACGCCATCGGGGTCGATCCAGCCTGCCGTTGGTTGGACACGGGTTCGCCAGCGAATCACCCGCCGCATCATCACCAATCCGGCGCGGCGGTTGCCGGACCAGACGTTCACTCCCGCCGATGATGTGTTCAATCAGGATTTCGGAATCGGCCTCGGCTCGCTGGTGGATCAGGCGCTAAACCAGAACTATGAATCCGAGGTGGAGCGCAAGATCGCGCAGGGTGTGCTAGAGGACGAGGACGTGAACACCACGATTCCGCCGTCCATCGTGTTCGAGCGACCGAACCCGGCGACGTTGTGGATTGTGATCGGGGTGACGCTGCTGACCGGGCAGCCGGGGACAATCTCGCTTAAGGTGTCGTGATGGGGATTCCGGCCAAGGACTTTAACACCTTCGTTTCCGATATGACCGCCTCGTGGGCGGCGTCGCTCGGGTTTCAGCCGACGTTGCAGGCTGGCGACGCGCTCTATGCGCTGATGCAGACCACCGCGGCGCAACTCGTATTCCTGCAGGCGCAGGTGCAGTTGGTCAACGCGGTGGCGCGCGCGCAGACCTCCACGGGAGCCGACCTAGACACGTTTTATGCGCAATTCGGGTTCACGCGGCTGGCCGGCCAGTTCGCCGAGGGTCCGGTGGTGGTGTCGAAAGCCTCGCCCGCGGCCGTGCAAGTGCTCTACCCAGTCGGCATGGTGGTGCAGACGGTCGGCGGCGCGATTCAATACGCGCTGGCGGCGGACACGAATCAGCCGACGTTCAACGCGGCGCTCAATGGCTACGTGTTGCAGATCGGCCAGAGCAGCCTCACCGCCACGGCTGAGGCGCTGATTTCCGGGAGCGCCTACAACGTCACCGTGGGGCAATTGGCGCAGGTGGCCACTCCCGTCCCGGGCGCTGATTCGGTCACCAACCTTGTGCCGATCACCAACGGGGCCGACGCCGAGTCGGATACCTCGTTCCGCAATCGGTTCGTGCTGTTCCTCAACTCGCTGTCGAAAGCGACATATGGGGCCATCGTCTCGGCAATCGAGGGAGTACAGCAGGGCATCGAATTTAACTTGCAGGAAAATGTCGACGTTAACGGCAATCCGTGGCCGGGCGAGTTCGTCGTGACCGTCGACGACGGGACCGGATCGCCGCCGTCGTCCCTGCTGGCGTCGGTGTTTTCTGCGGTCGATGCGGTGCGCGGGTTCACCATCATGCCCGAGGTCGTATCCGTGGTCGTGATCGAGGTTTCCGTGGTGATCGCGGTGAAGCTGGCGGCTGGAGTGAATGCACAGCAGGTTGAGGCGGCGGCGGCCAATGCGGTCATTACCGCGATCAACGGCAACGGCATCGGGTCGTCGCTTTACGTGAGCACGGTGGAGGCGGCGGCGCTTGCGGTGTCGGGCGTGGTTGCGGTGCAGTCTGGGACGACGTTGAACGGGCACGCGGCAGACTTGACGGTGACCGGGTTCCAAGCGACGCGCACCGATGTGAATCACGTTACAGTTTCGAGCTACTGACCGATGGGCACGCTTCCCACCACCATCCCGCCGCTATCGGCCACCGATTACGCAAATCGGATGGCGGCGCTGTTCCCGCCGGGGTGGTCGTCGCCGGAAGCCAAATCGCCGGGCGGCGTGCTCTATGCCGTCATGGGGATGATCGGCGGCGGCCTGTCATTCGAGAACGGCGGGCTGATCTATTCGCTGGCCGCGACCCGAATCCAGACGGCGATCAACGGCGCGCTGGACCTCGCCTCGCTGGATTATTTCGGTAGCGGGCTTTACGCGGTGCCGCGCAATCCGGGCGAATCGGATGCGTCGTATCGTGTGCGGCTGACCGCGGCGATGCTGCAGCCGCGCGCGACCCGAGCCGCGATCAGCGCCGCTGTGGAGGCCGTGACCGGCTACGCGCCGCGGATCATCGAACCATGGCGGCCCGCCGACACGGGCGCATGGGGGCATTTCTACTGGGACGTGGACAACGCGCGCACGCCGTTCCGCTGGACCGGATCGGCGATTCCAGCGCAACGCAATCTCGCCTATCAGGGTTTTTTGGAGTGCGTGTTGCCCACGCCCGCGCTGCTCAATGGGAATCCGGTGCCGTGCTACGATTCGATTTTCTTTTGGGATAGCCCGGGCTCGTCACTGATCGACCTTGAACCATCGGTAACGCTTGGGCCGCAGGTCGTGTATAACGCGATCAATCAGACCAAGTGTGAGGGGACGATTGCGTGGGTCAAGTTCGTGCCTGCGCCTGCGCCAAGCTGGGATAGCGGCCAAAACTGGGATCAGGCTGGGTTGTCGTGGAGCTAGTAGCGTTTCGCTGCCGGGTAGGGTATTTGATCTAGAGGGACGTAGGGGGCGCGCATGGTCGACCGACCGATTCTATACTCCGAGGAACAGGGTCGCACGTTCGACATCCTGTGGGGTCTGCGCGATGCGCTGATCGCGCTGTGCCAATTGGAGCAAGACCTTTCCGGCACGATTGGCGCGCAACTCGCTGGTTTCGGTGCCACGCCGACCTCACCCGCCACGCTGACCATCAACCTAGCGGCGGGCAGCATCTATCAGCAGTCGGCGGTGGATTCCACGTCTTACGGCGCGCTGGCGTCGGATACGCAGATCATTCAGCAGCAGGGCCTCGCGGCGACTCAGCAGGTGGCGTTGACAACCTCGGGGCTGGCGGGCGGGCAGAGCCGCTGGGCGCTGGTGCAAGCGCAGTTCGCACAGGTCGATCAGGTTGCGACCGGCGATCCGACCGGCGGCCTCTTGCTCTATTACAATTCCACCAATCCATCGCAGCCGTTCCAAGGCCCGAACAACGACGGCCAGATACAGCCGACCGTGCGGCTCGGGACCGTTGCGATTCAGGTGCTCTATGGATCGGTTGCCACGACCGGCAGCGAGGTGCCGCCGACGCCGACCACCGGCTGGGTTCCGATGTATCTTGTCGATCTGACGTTCGGGCAAACGCAGATCACGTCGGGCCAGATTTTGGTCGCGGGACCATCGGTCGGCAGCAACGTGCCGTCGAACTATCCGGGCGCACCGTTCATCGCTGGCCTGCTCAATCAGCACCACAAGGGCATCGCGGGCCAAGCGCCGCAGATCGACCTCACCGCCGAGGTCAAGAATCAACTGCCGCTCACCAACATGCCAGCGTCGAACACGACCGGCGGAATCAGTGCCATCAGGCAAAATGCAGGCAATCCGAACGGCAACGTGGCCGGTAATGCCAACGTCAACGGTGCGCCAGATCAGTGCTGGGACACCACGAACAAGCTGCTTTACATCTGCACCACCACGGGCACGACATCGACGGCGGTGTGGACTTCGGTTGTGGGCGCGAGCACGTCGCAGTTCGCGGGCGGCACGTCCACGGGGGCGGCAAATGCGCAGGTGGTCGCCACCACGACTCCGGCTGGTTTTGCCAAGACACCCGGCCAGATCGTCACGTTTACGGTTGGCCCCGGACCTAACACGGGAGCCACCACGCTCAACGTGGACGGCACTGGCGTGTCGGCGATCAACAAAACCGGCCCTGTGCCGCTGACCGGCGGCGAACTCACGGTAGGCGAGTTCGTCTCCGTGATCTGGACCGGCACGGTGTACCTGATCCAGAGCGCCCAGCTTGGGCAACTCGCCACCATGAACATCGGCGCGTTCCTCAAGAATGACGGCGCTGGCAACCTCACTACCAACAACGGGTTGACGCTTGGCACCGATGGCACGGGCGCGCTCACCGTGCAGCCTGCGACGATCACGCCGCAGATGTTGAGCGTGGCCGGTGCGCCGTTCCCCTATTGCTCGATTCAGCCCGTCGACAATCTGCGCATTCAAAACGACGCGACGAATCCCACCTATGCGTTCAACGTGACGACCGGCAGCGTTCGCGACGATCAGAATCTCACCAATCTGCAAATGATCCTCGCCGGGATGACCAAGCGACTCGATCAATCGTGGGCGGGCGGTACGAACAACGGCGCGTGCGATGCTTCGACCAAGGGACCGAATCAGACGTGGCACATCTACCTGATCGGTAAGACCGGGATGGTGCCCACGGCGGTGTCGCGCGCCTCGAACGTCGCGAGCATGACGATTGCCAATCACGGGCTGGGCGTCGGAAGTCAGTTCCGCACACAGGGGTTCGGCGGCGGGTTCGACGGATTCCAGATCGCTACTGCGGTCACCACCAACAGCATCACTTGGTCGAACGCTGGCGGCAACGTGTCGTCCGGCGCTCCGGCGACAACTGCGCTGGTGGACGGGTTCGACATTCTGGCGTCGCAGTCGTATCCAACGCCGACGCTGCCTGCCAGCTTCACTACCAAGCAGTGCCTCGGCTCGTTCCTCACCGATGGGTCCGCCAACATCTTGTCGATGCTTCAAATTGGTGATGAGTTCATTTTGGCAGCAGCGGCCAACAATAACGTTACAGTCGGAACGTCTCGGATTTCGCAAGTCCTGACGGGAGTCCCCAATGGCGTCGCCGTCACCGCGCATTTCCAAGCCGCGATCAACAGCCCGGGCGGCTTTGCTGGCATACTGTTCACGTCGCTATATCAAAATGATGTTGCCGTGACGAATGTAGGTTCTCCCGGAGACTTGATCCAAACAACTGCCAACGGCGCGGCGGCTGGCGATTTTTCTCGGGTCACAAATACGGCAGCCCAAATCGGGGTACGTGCCAGTGCAGCGGGCATCCCCATTAGCATCTATACTCAAGGCTGGCGCGATCCAAGGCGCAGGCTGTTCTAGACTTTCGACCCCTAAAAGCCGGGTGACTTTTTGGGAACGAATGAAATGATGAATCGGGTTTTTGGCGCGGTCGTTGCGCTTTTGGTTTCCATCGGGTCGGCGCTCGCGGGCGGCAGCACGATCAATCCGGCTATTCCTGCGCAGGGATCGCCGACAGCGTCCGCGCCGATCCGCGGCAACTTCGCTGCGGCGGCGACCGACATCAATAATATCCTGTCGATGTTCGCGGGGACCACGCAGCCGCCGTCTCCGGTCACGTTTTCGATGTGGGCTCAGACGGGTGTGAACCCGTCGCCGATTTCGATGTTCGACGGCACGCAATACGTTGTGAGCGGGTTTCTGGACCGCACGGCGCACACCTACACGCCGACGATTTCGAGCGCGTCACTTATCGGCACGTCGCCGATCCTCGCGAATTTTTCGGGCGGCGTTGCTACGATCAGTTTTGATTTCACCGTCGCCAACACATTCCTAGCGCAGCAGACCAATCAGGGGGCGTCGGCTTCGTCGCCCGGCTGGTACGCGCAAATTGCTGGCGATACGGTGGCGCGCGTTCGCGTCGGCATGAACGCAACCGACATTCCGAGCGTGGCCTTTGGTCCGGGCAACGCGAACCGTGACACGTTTATTGAGCGGGTCAGCGCCGGAACACTACGGTTCGGAGCGCCGGATGCCGCCGCGCCGGTAGCACAAACCAGCATCGTGCAGAATGTCATTGCGGGAACGTCGAACACGGCAGGTGCGAATCGGATCATCGCGGGGTCTCAGGGCACCGGCACCGGAGCGGGTGGGGGCATCATATTCCAGATCGCGCCAGCCGGTTCGAGCGGGTCCGCGCAGAACGCGCTCGTCAACGGGATGCAGCTAACCGGCGCTGGCGTGCTCTCTCTTCCTCTGGCCCCGCTTGGCGTGCCGAGCGGCGGCTCAGGGCTAGCCTCGCTGACGACGGGTTACCTGCTGTGCGGCGCTGGCACGAGCGCGATGAACACCGTGCCGACCAGCGCAGGTTCGTCGGGGCTGGCCCTCGTTTCGCAGAGCACGGCATGTCCGCAGTATGCGCAGCTCGGCAACGCCGGGTTGGTCAACTCGTCATTCGTCCTGAATGGCACGACGGTCAACCTCGGCGACACCAAGACGATCACGGCGGCGGCCTCAAGCGTGACGGTCGGCAGCACGACGGTCTCTGGCGGCCCCGGCATTCTCTACAATGCGACCTCAGGCGGCACGCTGGGCGCGCTCGCGGCGGTGAATAGTTCGGTCGTGTCATTCAGCTCCGGCGGCGTCTTGCAAGCCTCGACAACGCTGCCGAGTGGAATTGCGGCGGTCAACATGGTGCTGACGACGCCCGCGCTGGGAACGCCATCGAGCGGCACGCTCTCAACCGGCGTCACGATCTCCGCGTCGAACGTGACGTGGACTGGCATGATCCCCGGCGCGAACATGTCGGCGGTCAATCTCGCGGCTGGCAACGTCAACGGCGGCGTCGTTGGAAATCTACCGGTTGCGAATCTCAACAGTGGAACGTCAGCATCGTCATCTACATATTGGCGTGGCGATGGAACATGGGTCACGCCCCCCGGCACCGGCGTCACCAGTATCGCGACCACTGGCCCAATTACGGGCGGCACAATCACGACCACTGGCACCATCGCGTGCCCGACGTGCGTCACAACCGCTGGCGGGCAGTCTATCGCCGGCACGACCACGGTTGCGACGCTGGCGGCAACGACCATAAACGGATTTACCCTCGGCGGCAGCATCGTCGGCAATAGCAACAGCATCAATGGTCTAGCAGCTCTCTCATCGACTACCATCAACGGCAATACGTTCACAACTGGCACCTACACGCTGACCGGCGCTGCTGGAAAGACCCTGACCTTCAACAACTCGATCACGCTGGCCGGCACCGACACCACCACGATGACGTTCCCGACGACTAGCGCCACGATTGCACGAACCGACGCAGCGCAGACCTTCACCGGGACGCAGACGTTCGGAACGATATCGCCGACTACGATCAATGCTTTCACCGCTGGCGGTGCCATCGCGATGGGGGGCAACAACATCACGGGCGGCGGGACTATCGCCGGAACCGCGATCACGGCCTCAACGTCGATCTCGTCACCGATCCACACCGCATCGGGCGCGCTGACGTTCCAGAGCAACGGCTCGACCTTCGCTGGCAGCATCTCGACCGGGCAGCTTTGGGAAATCGGAGCCAACGTCACTCCCGACGCGTTGCTCACTATCAACAGTAATTCTGCGGCGACTGCAGTTGCCGCAAATTCAGGCCAACAGCTACATTTAGTCGGTGCTACTGGATCGGGGCTGCCCGGCATAACCATCGATATGTTCGGGTCGGGAGAAATCATTAACTTCCTCCGCTACGCCCAAGGTACAGCGGCAGCGCCAACCGCAGGCAGCGGTAGTAAAGAATATGCTGGTTTCGGCGGACAGGCCTATGACGGCACGAGCTACATCTCAAATGCCTTCATCACCTACAACACGCTCAACACGCAAAGCGGCACGGACAGCAGCGCCTTCATTGCGTTCAAGACAACTCCTTCCGGAACGCACAATAACCTCACGACGGCAGCTACGGTATTTGCGAGCGGCGGATTTGGCGTCGGCGCATCGGTGGGCGATCCCGGCATTGGTGCCATCTTGGCAAATACTCACTTGCTGGCAGGAACCGGAACCACGCCAGCAGTCTCAAGCTGCGGTACCTCGCCGACCGTTTCCGGCGGGGACAACTTCGGCACCGTCATCGCTGGCACCGGCGTTCTTACTTCCTGCGTCATCAACTTCGGCAAGACGTGGGGCGCTGCACCGCGTTGCGTGGCATCATCGGGAACGGCTATCGCGTCTTTGACCGTGACAGCCTCAACAACACAACTTACCATTGGCGGTTCGTCGCTGACAGGTGACACGATCAATTGGGTTTGCGGCAGTACGGCGAGCCTTGAACCGAGCAACGATAATTTCGCGGCTTTTGCATTTGAAAGAACGGGGTAGACGATGACGGTCATCGCAGACGGCGGAGTTCTCGACCAGACCGGGCCAGTGAACGACGCCTACCGCAGCGGGACGCCGCTGCCTGCCGGAACGATCCGCGTGACCGCTCCGGTCGGCGTGGTTGCCGCGACCTCGACCGACAGCGGCGGCGCGCTGATCGGGGCACCGGGTTTCCGCACCACATTGATCGGCGACTTCGACAGCGATGGCGGCATGAACCGCGCGCTGATCCAGAACGACACGGCGGGCTCCGGTAGGTATAGCCTCGGCCACCTGATTCAGGACGTGGTGCTGCGTCCGGCTCCCGGTCGGTCGCTGAACGGGATCAGCCTGACGGCCGCGTTCTTCGCCTCCCTCAAGCGCGTCTGGCTCCCGAACGGTTTCCAGAGCGGGATCATGACGCCGTGGCGGCCGGACATCAATCCGTCGCTCAGCGACGTATACCAGTGCTACGGCCTCGACATCGAGCACTGCTACGTCCAGCAGTGCTACGGCAACGGCATGGACTTCGGCGCTGGCCAGAGTCCCGCCGGTCTCAAGATTGCCTACTCGCAGTCGATCCAGAACCACGGCATCGGCCTGCGGCTCACCACCGGCCAGTGCGAGATCATCAACAACGTGTTCTCGTACAACGGCGTCGGCGGCATCATGATCGACACGGTGGAAGGGCCGCCGCAGATGGGCCGCATCGAGATGAACGAGATACAGGACAATTGGGGCTGGGGCATGAGCGTCGTCCGCAGCCGCAACTGGCGCTGGGAGCGGAATCGTTTCCTCTCCCAGATGTACAGCAGCAGCGACTGGAACACCGCGCACCCGCTCGCGCAGGCGTCCGGCGGCACGTTCATGCCGTCGTTCGTTCACGTCAACATCTCCGGCGGAGAGTGCTGGAACCTGATCGCGGAGCGCAACCAGCACAAGACGGCGAACGGATCGACTCTGACGACGGCGACGTGCTACGGCTACGATGTGGGCGGCGGCGTGCTGGACCCAAACTTCCCGTCGCAGTTCATCAAGAACGAGTTCGGACCGCAGTCCTCGCCCGGCGTGTTCGACGGCATCACGCAGAACTCCAGCGGCTTCCGCAAGTACGGCGGGATCGCCGCGCCAGCAGGAATCATCATCGATCCATAGGAGTCGGCCATGCAGCATCCTTACGAAACTCTAAAACTGGAAAACGCCGCGCTGCTTTCGGGCGCGCACATTCTCCCGGCGATCAGGCCCACGGCGCTGGCGGTCGGCAAGCGGTTGCTGACCTCGCGCACGCGGTACGAGGAAATCCAGACACTCACGACGGTGCTGGTGGTGCCGGACGCCTGCATTCACGAGCGGGAGTGCAGCGGTGATTTCCGGTGTGCGCTGTGCAACGGCGAAAAGATCATCGGTACGAGCCACAAGACAACGCTGGTGCCACGCGGCTATGGCCCGTGGGCGACGTTCGAGGCGGGGGCGCAGACGGCGTTTCACATTGACGGTTTGGACAAGGTGGCTGCGCAGTCCGAGGGCTGGACGCAAGAGCGCGCTGTTTACGAGTGGGAAGCCTTCAACGGATTTGGGCCGCGTGCGCACGGCAAGCACACCGGCTACAATTGGGCGGGAACGAACATCTACAACGGCGGCAAGTATGTCTCCGATGGCGTGTGGAATCCGAACGCTTACGACACGCAGTTGGGCTGCGTCGCGGTGATGCTCGCGATTGCCGAACTTGCGCCGGACCTCGCGCTGCGGCGGGCGCTGCCGACCGTAACGGCTCACACGGTGGTGGCCGCGCCATCCCCGCCGCCGGTTGGCCATGGCGGTGGCACCATGTCGACCGTGCAAATCCACGGCGCATTGAACGCGCTCGGCTGCACGCCGCCGCTTCCGGCGAACAACAATTACGACCGAATCACCCGGCTGGCCGTGATGGCGTTCCAGAAATGGAAGGGGCTGGAAGTGGACGGATTGTGTGGCGAAATCACTATAGCCGCTTTGCGGAAGGCTTTAGATGGCCTGCCTCATAGTGCAGTCTGAAATGGCAGGATCGGCATAGAGTAAGTAGATCGTTAATCGTGCTTTCTACGTCCTTTTTGTTTCGATTGGCGCGCCGTTTTTTGTGGTGAACGAGAATCTTTTCTTTGGAACCGCATTTTTGGCAAGCGTAGTTATCAAGTTTGAGGCGCGCTTCGCGCAATCCATTGAACCGTTTTTTAATTGAGTAAGCGAGAATCATTTCTCGTTTGGCTGGGTCGGTGGCGTACTGCGTGCGATGGTCGTCCTTGATGCTTTCCCGATGGCGGTAGTAAAAATTGCGGCGGCTTTGTCGCTTACGGTCAAGGGAACACTTCGCGCACCACCCTTTTTTAGAAGCTGGCTGTCCGCACGGGCAGGTGCGCTTGCTGGGGGCCTTTCCGCCAAGGCCACCGCCGCATTTGTTGCCGCAAGTTTTCTGCCGCTTGCGAATCGTAGTGAACGCGACGTTGCAAACTTGGCATATTTTGTTGTGTAAGATCATGGCAAATACCAACTTTGTTTGGTCCGATTACGGATACCAAATAGCAGGCGACAAATCCAGCAATCCGCGTTACAACCCGTTGATTGACATTTGGGGAGCGAATCACATGAAGCGGATTTTGATTGCGGCGCTGGCGGTGATCGCGAGCACGTCGGCGATGGCAGCGGACTATTACCGGGCGATGCCCGACAATATGCCATTGCTCGTGCTGTCACGGTCGAACGACAACATGCCGCTGCTGGCGCAGGCAGGGCCGCCGGTGCCCATGCCGAACATCACGATCCAGCAGCCGCCCGCGACGTTCGACGCTCCCACGCCCGCCCCTGTGGTCACCGTGACCCAGCCGACGCCGCCCAAGGAAACTGTGGCGTTCGGGGACTACGCGGGTGCGATCATTGAGTGGATGGTGCCGATTCTGATGCCGCTCATTGCAGCGGCGTTGGTCGACCTCTACGTGAAATTGCGAGCGCGGCTCGGGCTGACCACGAGCGACGCCCAGCGGGCCAAGTTTCAGGAGATTGTGGAAAACGGCGTTGCGCTCGGGGCGCACGACGCGCAGGCGAACCTCTCGGGCAAACTCACCTATGAGGTGAAAAATCAGGTAATGGCGAGTGCGGTAGCCTATGCCAAGGAACACGGTTCAGACACGCTCAAGGCCATCGGCGTCGACCCGACAAGCCCGGCAGCCGAGGAAGCGATACGGGCGCGCGCGGCCAAGATGCTGGCCAATCTGGACGCGGCGGCCACGGCGGTTGCGTCAGGCGTTCCGGCATCGCCGCCGTCGCCGTTATCTCCCGCGACCCCGAGCGCGGCGGCTCCCAAGGCGTAGTTGCAAAAAGGTCGCACTCGCTGAGGAAATGAGTTTGACGGCTTGCGCGCGGTAGAGGCGAATCAGTTGCCGCCCTAGCGTGCCCGCACTGTCAACATTCAATCAGGGGTAATGTCATGAAAAACTTGCTTCGCAGTTTTGCTTTCGCGTCGGCTTTGCTCGCCGGGTCTGCTGCACTCGCTGCCGATCTGCCGGTCAAAGCTCCGCCCATCTCCTTCGCCTATCCGAGCCTCAAGTGCGGCATGTACTACGGCGTCAACACGATGGGTTCGACCGGCTCGGTGTCAAACGCCGCGATTGGCACGCAAATCGTGCAGGGCGCGGTCGGCCTGACTATCGGCTATACTTGCCCGGTTGGTGCCGCCTATTGGTTCGCCGATGGTAGCGGCGATTTCGCCAACCTCAACGGCTCGGGGAACGGATTCAATGCCACGGGGCCAGCGAGTTTCATGGAGCGGTTCGGCTTTGGCGCTCCGATCAATCAGCTTATTGCTCTGGTTCCGGGGCTCAGTTCGCTGCAGAACGCGGTGCCGTCGCTGATCCCGCTTCCGACCGGCGTCAACGTGGTGACGACTAATCCCTATCTCGCGTTGGCCTTCCATCAGGATGACACGGGCGTGGCAATCGGACTGGCGAGCAACAAGCAATATTTGCTCTCGGGCGGATTCCAGATCGGGACCAAGACGCGGCTTTCCAACGGCCTCGTGTTCGACGCTTTCGCCGAATACACGTTGCCGAGCACGCAGACGTGCATTGGTGTAGTCGTCGGGTGCATCAAACGCGGCTCCGAGTTCCGAGTCGGCTCCATCATCGAATGGTGATATAGCGTTTCGCGAGGGGCGGCGCGTCGTACCGCCCCAACAATTTGGAGGATGCCATGGCTATCAACAAACAAGCCACCGACGGAATGCTGCACGTTCTCGGTTGGCTGCACCCCGAATATGCTGGCCTGATCGGATTTCTGGAAACGCACGAGGATCAGCTTGTGGCGGTCGGCCCCGTCATTCAGGAGGCGGCGACGGAAGGCCCGGGCGCGCTCGCTGCGGCTGAGAAAGCCGCGCCCGATCTGGCCAAGGCCGTCAAGGATTTCGTCGCTGCGGCTCCGATTGGAACGGTCACCCCTGCGGTAGCCCGCGCCCATGCCGAAAATATCACTCGTCAAATCGTCGGCGCTCCCAAGATGACGCCGGAGCAAGAGCAAAATTACATCGACCGCGCCACGCCGAATCCGAATATCGGGTAAAATACTGTGGTTTCGAAACCCATAACGTACTACCTTGACGCGAGGCTGTTTGAGTGGGCATTTTCTGTGCCGATGATCATGCTCGGGGTTTCGATTCTGATATGGCCGATGATCGCACAAGGGAGCATTTTGCGGGTGCTGGTTTTGAACATCGGAGAGATTGCGACCGCACTGGCGTTCGTGGCGATAGGAATCACAGGCATCGTCGCGTTGATCGCCAATGGCAGTTCCCTTCGGATTGGACCGCGGCTGCGGTCATTCAGCGCCATCGTGCGGTCGATCTTGTGGCTTACGTTCGTTCTCTCAATGGCCCGCGTTTCGATCAATCAGGGGTTCCCGTCGCCTATGGTTTTCTTCTGGAGTTCTTTCACCGGGGCAGAGGTCTACATTTCATATCGGGCGGCCTTGGATGTTAGACCCCACAGCGGCAACTGACCCAAGCATTTTGGCTAAATGGCCTATTGCCGAGGGCTTTTTCGTCATCGTCATTACGTTTCTTGGGGTAGCGGCGTGGCGGCGCGGGGAGCGGGACAGCAAGGGCATGTCGAATAATGTATCGGCGATGGACATGCCCACCTATTTGCAGGCGCACGACGCCAACGAGGAACGCCGCAAGACGAACGCCATTCTGGCCGACATCGCAAAGAACGTGACCGAATTTAATCAGGGCCAGCGGCACACGCACACGCTGCTAAACCAAGTCATCAACAATCAGGAAATGCGGACTACGATGGCTCACCCTAGCTCGCACAAATCTGGGCTGTGAGGAAGTCACTCGCGGTTGCGTTGGCGATCTGGGCGGGTTCGGCGAACGCCGGGACGTTCGATGACGCATGGCGCAGGATTATGATTCGCGAACCGTCTCCCGGCATCGCCAGCCATTTCGACGACACGATAGCATCGACCGGCGAGCGGCTGCGGCCATACGATCCTGATCCCGAGAGATTCGTTTGTGCGTCGCCTAGCGAACCGCTTGGCACCGTTCTGAGGGTGTGTGCGGTCGCAACAGGCTTGTGCATCCGATGCCGAATCGGTGACATCGGGCCTGATCCGAAATTGAAGCGGGCGATTGATCTACCTCCGAGCGCGTTTGTGGCGCTGGGCTTGCGACTCGTCGACGGTCTGGCGTATGTGAGTTTCGAACGCGAGTGAATTGTTTCACGGCGCACAACGAGGCCGGGAAGCCCATGAGTATCAAGAGTCGTCGCGCCGCGTCCATGAAGGGATGGCGGGTTCGGAAGCGCATGAAGGTGGCGCGCGCGGAGGCCCGCAAGACCGAACTGCCATCGGCCTGTGAAATTCTTGGTCGGCTGCGGGTTCGGGTATTGCTTAGGCAGCGACTCGCGGCGTTGCCGATCAAGTGATTTGCGGGTATGAATGCCGCTTCCTGCCGGGGCGCGGGAGACGACCGTATGCCAGCATCCAATAATGGGGACTGGATCAGAACGATGATCGGCGCTGTTGGTGCCGTCGTTATTACAGTGAGCGCCCTTGGTGCGGCGGTCATTGGGCCTCAGAGCGCACGAATTGAAAAGCTGGAAATTGGGCGTGAGAAAGACAGCGATCAGCTTGCAAAACTCTACACCTCGATTCAGACCAACGACGAATACAAGAAAACTGTGGCCACCAAGTTTGCTTGGATCAGAAGCGATATTACAAAGAACATCGCGCGCATCGACCACATCGAAGGAGAGCAACTGCACCGCACTAACGCTGTTGCGACCGTGGCCGCTCTAGATTCCCGGATGGACCGGCTTGAGCGGCGCAACGAGGAACAGGACAGACGATCTGCCCCCACGATCATTGAGGAAGTGAGAACCCTTCGGGCTGAGTTGGAAAGCCTGCGCCAGCGCATCATGGTCCCGGTAACAGCAAAATAAGCGCGTGGATATGGTTGCCGACAAATTCATTTGCACGGCGGCGGTGTCTTTTGACAGTTCGGCCATCGCGCTGTTGAAACCCGTAGTGCAGCGAAACGGTCGCGAGCATGTGACGCTGGAATTGCTCAAGGACCGGATCGAATTTGAGACTGGCGTGATTTACGAGGTCGCGATCCGCAAGGTGGAACTTTAACCGCCTGACCGAATTGGACCATCTCACCCCCGGAGGGATTCTCTATGTCAACCGGCAGCGGACTCGTCGATTTCTTAATTTCAGTCGTCGGACTAATCGGCATTTTTTATATGATCTATGTCGCGCTGGACGGCATCGTGCCCGACGCCAGAATGAAACAGATCGCGCGCATCGCGCTCGGCATCGCCGGGACGATCCTCGCTTTGCTGATGATTAAGGCGGTGCTGTTCGGCGGCGGTGCTGGGCCGGTTATTACCCCGGGCAACGTGATCGAATTTGCCGTGGCGATCATCGTGATTTACGCCGTGTTCTTTATCCTCAATCTCGTCATCGACTGGATCGCGCTCCCAGCACTGGCCCCAGCGTTAAAATACATTCTGGCCGCGGTTGTGCTGATCGCGATGTTGCTGGCGGCAGAGCAAGCCTTGTTCGGGGGAGGGCTGGGGGTATTCACCGCTGGCCACTTTCCAGCGCGACTCAGCCGATGATCGGGAGCGGTGCCCGATAGAAGATCAAAACGATTCCGGCCAGTGTCCGACGCCTGACCGGGGCCGCGAATCTCAGATCGACCGACTGCCACCGATGCCGCGCGGCCCACGTAGTATCTGCCGAGGCTGTTGAATGTTTTGGAGACAAAAACAGATGAACAAACCCCCACACAGCGAGCGCGCGAAATCCTTGGCCGCTCGTCCCAAGCAGTACACGACCCGCGCCCAAGACATCCTGATCCTCGCGACGCTGTTTATGATCGCGGTGGCAATCGTGATAGGACGGATTTACGGCTGACTGGTTTTGCGCTAGACCTTGCACGATGCAATTCACCATCAACCATAAATATGCGGACGATCCGCGATTTTCCATCATCATAGGGAAGCTCAGCGCCATGGCCATCGACACCTCAAAGTTAGGGAATTATATATTTAACTCCCTTAATTTTTTCTCAAAATTTCGGCTATCCAGAATCGGCCTCCGACAGGGTGGCGCGCTTCTTTACGGGTTTCTAATTCTCTCAAGCATCGTTGCCGGGGGTGCAGAATTATTTGGCCCGAGGTACGGCGGATTAGGCGGGATGATAAACCGACCGCCGATTACGATCATTGGGACATCTGGATTGTCCTCTGGCAAATCCATGGGGCGGACGGCTGAGATTCCGTCCAGCGGGATACCTGCTTCCTTGAAGATGCTGACTAGCGGTTCGCCATTCGTTGGCTCGCCATCTGGGTTAGAAAATGCTCGCCTATCACAAACAAAATTCGCAGTGCTATGCGCATGCGCTCCGCGCGTAACTATACCAACATCGATTCCAGCTTTTTGGAGAGCAATCGCGATTATATTAGCAAACCATGCCGGTTCCGAATCTGCATCGGAGGCCACTATGACAGCGGGGATTTTTCCCTTGAGTTTTTGCAAAATATCAAATGACTCTTGGGTTAATGTCCGTGCTGACAATTGTTTTTCTAACTCGACGCGCGCCAAGTCAGTTTTTGCGGCGCGCTCGATAGCTTCGGAAAGTTTCGCGTTTGATCTAGCTCGCAATTCGGTTTGGAGTCTGTTGTTCAATATGCCGAACAGCACTTCGCCGACGATGCCTATGGCGACTCCCGCGTCGGGAACGGCTGAAAGCTTCAAAAACAGGCCATACGGCGGCTCAATCATGGCAATGGCAAATTCTGCGATGATACCGACGATGACCAGAAAACCGCACCAAATACTCCAGCGTTCGCACGAACCGGATGCGCCCTCTAATTCATTTTCATGGGCGTACTTTGTCCCGTTCGGCAGATACCATGCGGGCAAAAACGGCTTTCGCACCTGTTGCATTGCTTTTGTAGTCTGGTCGCTAATACTCGCGTTCCTTCTTGGCGCGATCTACTGGAGCAATACGTGACAGCTTCCGCGCCAAGCGTTTCCGCTGCTTTCCCGCTTTCGTCTTTGGCTTTGGCCGATAGGCGAGAACGATATCGGCAATCGCATCTAGTTCTTTCGGCGGTTTCTGCTGCGTCATTGGATCAGCCCCTTATAAGTAAGGCGCTTGCCCTTCGTTCCAGTCACGAAGCTATCGAGCCGCGTCATGGTGTGATTTTTTACGTTGCCTTCATTCAAGCGGAATGCAAATTCATCGACATAGCGATCAAGATGTTTTGCGCTGGCGTGGTGGTAGACACCGATCAGGCCGCGCTTGAGAACCGCGAATACGCTCTCAATCGAGTTGGTCGTTACGCCGTCGCGTACATATTCTTTTTCAGAATGATTGATGGTCTCATGATCGAAGGGCATGCCCTTGTAGGCACCGGCTTCGTCAGTGTGGATGGTCGAACCGGCTTCGACGTGATTCACTATCGCAGCCTGAATTGTTTCCGCATCGGTCGCCTCAATCGACATGGCGACGGTGCGCCCGCCACGTTCCCGCATTCCAAGGACGGCGGTTTTGCCTACCGCACCACGCCCGCCCTTGAGTTTCTTGTGGTCATGCTTGTTAGCTTCGATCCCGCCGACATAGGTTTCGTCAATCTCGATGATGCCTTGCAGCTTTTCGAGTTTGTCGCCGCAGGCTTCGCGAAGCCGATGCAGGACGAACCAAGCCGACTTTTGCGTAATGCCGATCTCTTTCGCCAGTTGCATGCTGGAGATGCCTTTGCGGGCCGTCACGAGCAGGTACATCGCGTAAACCCACTTGTGCAGCGGAACGTGGCTGCGCTCGAAAATCGTGCCAGTGCGCACCGTGAAATCTTCCTTGCATTGGTTGCAACGATAGTAGCCCTCCTTGCGAACTGTAATCCGTTCGCCAAGTCCGCACACTGGACAACGCGGGCCATTTGGCCAAAGGCGACCTTCAAGGTATGCCCGGGCCGATTCCTGATCCGGGAACATTTCAAAAAGCTGGAAGGTGGAAATCGTGCTCTTGGACATGGCCTAACCCCTGATTTATGGGCAGATTTTGCCTTAAAAAATCGAGGGAGTCAAGTATATAATTCCCCAAAGTTACTCGCCGCGGTCGCGGCGGAACAGACCGAATCGGCTTCGCTCCGTTCGCTGCTAGCGGCGAACACCTCTGCCCTCAAAGACGTGTCGGCCCAGCTTGCCGCGCTGCAGGCGTCCGGCGGCGCGACGGCGGCCCAGCTTGCGCAGGTGCAGGCGGACGTTGACGCGGCGGCTGGCACCCTGACGACGGACAATCAAGCGACGGCGGACGCGATCACCGCGAACACGATCCCGGCAGTCCCTGCTGCACCCGCGCCTGCCCCCGCTCCGGCACCTGCTGCTGCGCCTGCCGCACCTGCGGCCAGCGGGCTCACGACCGACGCGCCGCCTGCATCCTGATTTTCAGGGCTTGGTGGTTAATGGCCGCTCCGATGCTCCGGGGCGGCCTTTTCAATTGAAGTAATCGCCCCACGGCTCATGAAGCTGGGTCGCGATCAGCAGCAGTCCAACGAAAATGGCGAACGCGATGTATCGCCACAGCCTGCGGGGCGGGTAGAAAATGCGCGGCGGTCCATCGTCAAAACCGCCGCCGTGGTCGCCGTCCAAGAAAACCGTGAACAGCAGCCGGATCATTGAAAGTGATTCGCGGGCGGCGCAGTCATTCGCAGGAACGACGGCCTATCGCCTTTCGGTTCGTCCTGATGGATCGGCTGCACGTTGCTCCTGACCGCATATTCCGACACGGCAACGCCGCGTTCGATTTCATCGGTCTTGAGTGCGTCCAACACCAGCATCCCGGCGGCCTGCAATTTCGTCCGCATGACGGTGTTGCTGCGTTCGATGATGGCGCACGCAGCCTTGGTATCGGCGAGTTCCTTGCGCAGCATGTCGATCATCGCGGCCTGCGCCGTCTCGTTGGCGTTCGCGGCTTCAAGGGCGTCCCGCGTTGCATTGAGTTCGTCGCGCATGTCGGCCCAGTGCTGCTGCGCGGTGATTCTCGGGTCGTGCTCCTGCGGCTCGAAAGCGTATTGTTTGGCTGGCATGGTGGACTCCCGTTAGTGTGTGGTCCTGCTAGGACATCCGTATTTTTGATCCAACTCCGAATCGTCGCTACCGCGCCGCCACGTTTCGATTCGGTCGGCCCATGCGACCTCGCATTGCTCGCAAGCGTCGCCGTAGTAGTGACGTTCCTCTGCGGTGAGGACCGCGCCGCATCCCGGATTTGGGTCGCGACCTTGGCAAACAAGATCAACCCCCGCGCTGCAAAAGGCGCTCCGCACCGTCAGTTTTGCGCCGCACGTTTTGCAATCAAACATCGCTCTTGGTCCTCGGGTAAACCATCCGGTTCTGCGGTCCGGGCGTGGCCGACAGTATTTCATCAAACGGGCATGAAAGCCCGTACCTCACCATAGCAAACCGCGCCATACCTAACCCAATCCCACGGGACCGGACCCCGCCACGCCTTACAAAACCGAACCCGACCTGACCGTGGCTAACCCAATCTTGCACAACACAACCACGCCGGACCACGCCATAAAAAATTGACTAAGTATCCTCGCCACGCCGTTCCTAACCGGGCCGTGCAACACCCAACCACACCAAACCGGAGCGCACCTATCCTATCCTAGCCACGCCGATGCCATGCCTCGCCGATCCGAACCACGGCTTGCCTATCCAGAGACAGCCAAACCGTGCCTTGCCACACCTAACCCAACAAAACCCCACCGCGCCTTACCCAGCCTCGGCAGGCCGTGCCTTATTCAAATTTCACAATGCCAAATCTCCCGAACGTCGGGCGAAAATCGCCGACGCCGATCAAGCGGCCAGCCGATTCGATAGTCTCGCGCAGCGCGTTTTGATCGACGTATTCTGGCAGCAAAACCGTCAGATGAAATTCCGCTTTCCATCCAGCACGCATCGCAGGTCGCACGCGGTTGATGCCCTGCCGCTGGATCATCACGCGGCGTTTGTCGAGATAGTCCCAATCAATGACGCCGAGGCTGGCGAGTGGCGTCGTGACGACGATAGCGGCCTTGAAGAGGTCCATCGCCGACTTGCGCGGCGAGCGCGGGTCTTGCCGAAACTTGGCAGCGTGAATGATCGAACCACGGAGATATTCGCCGGGAATCGCCAGTTCGCCGTTGTCAGTTCTGTAAACGTAGCTCTCGATATCATCGGTCTTTTTGGCCTTGGAATTTTTCGCGCTCTTGGCCTTTTCGTCTACCGCCTCGGCGTTCCAGCGATGAAACAGGAAGTCGGCGGACCCTTGAAGGGTCACCGCAACCGCGTAGGGCTGCGAATAGTCGATTGCCTCTTTGCCGCCGTTGGTCGGTTCAGAGATTTGGATAACTTGCGCCTTCGCCATGATAGTCTCCTTCGCGTCCAGCCGATCAAGCCCGGAAGCGGATTCAGGGGTCACATTTCTGCGACACCGGACGCGAAGAAGTTCGTGAGGGGTGCCGCTTCTGTCGCGTTGATCGCCGCGAATTGGGTAACGCTACATGATTTTTGGTTGGTGTCAATTCGCCATCCGCCAGCGCGGCGTCGATCCGGTGGACGAGTGGGGTGGGGCGGCGGGGCATCGGTTAACGCCACGCCTTGACGCTGATTTTCAGGCAACGACGACCGTAGTAGGTATTGTGATATACCACACGCGCCGCCTCAAACTCAGAGGCGCATTGAATGATTTCTTGTTCGCCCCATGGCCAGAACATAATAATCCAGGCTGGCGACATCATCGGAACCCCCGTTTCCCCTTGGGGAAGCCTCGCCCCTGCAACTTACCCGATTTCTTGGGCCATGGCCGTTGCTGGCGAGGCCGTCCAGCGCGTTTCGCCCGTGTCTTGGGCTTCCGTGGCCTGGGAGCGGATGGCCTCTGTACGGGCTCCGCTGGCCGTTCTGCCACGTACCGGGCGAACAGTTTGGCGGCGACGAAAAACGGGTCAATGTCCACCCATGCCCAAAAAGCCGCCTCGGAACCGGAATGCTGCCTTGCGTGGCATCCGGGAACCGGCGGGAGCGCGCCTAGGATGGGGCCGCAAAGTGGGACGGCGAATCGGTCATCCGGCTTCTGGCGGTGGCCGGTGTATTCCTTGCCGATCTCTAGATTCGCCATGCGGATATGTGCTGCCTGTGTCCGACCTGTCGCGCCGCAAACGCAACACGGGCGAGTACCGACGAAGGCTAAGAAACCCTTGTCGCGGACGCGCGGCTGCTTTTGGCGGAGTTCGGTCACAAGCCAAAGGCTTCCGCTTGCGTGATATTGCCACGCGCCTTTTCCAACAACTCGGCAATCTTTTCATATTGCAGAGTGCGCCCCGGATCAAGATCGCGAACAATCTCCGCAAGTTCGGTGATTGCGCTCGTTAGTTCTCTCAAAGCTTTGACGCTCGGCTTAGACATCGGCCGTTCTCCTATAATTCCAACCGACAATCGGCACCCCAAGTACATACCCGCGCGCCGTGTTGATCCACTTTCCATCCTTGCGTGCGACCGAAAATGGTATCCGATACGGCGCGCGATCATCGACGGTCTGCGCCCAAACGGTGCATTCGCGGTCGTCGTCGGGTAGCCATTCCGATGTCAGTATGTAGCTCACCGCGCCGAGTTCGGGACGGGCCAGCGCCGCGTCACGGCGGGCTTGGCGGGCGGCTAGGCTGGGGGAGCGGGGTTTCATGCCTGCGGTTTCCATCCGAGTTTATGTCGGTAGAATTGATGGCGATTCGCACCCTCTGGAAATACGATAAATCCATTGCCTTGTGCTTGCCAATCGCGATGCGCTTCGCCGTAGCATTTTGCTGGCAATAGAGAGCCGCCCCCGCCATCAAAAATCACGGTTCGTTTTTCCCGAACGGATTTTTTGATATATTCCAACGCTTGCAATGGGCTCGGGAAGGAATCTTCTATCCGCTTTGCAAACTCATCTAATCGCCAATCCGTGAGTCGCGTCCACTCATGCGTTAGCAAAATATAACGCGGATTGTGCATGAACGTAGGCGTTCGGTCTGGCAGGATCAAAAGATGGGGCTGCGCATAGTGGCTGTGCCCGTTGTTGGACCATGAATGGCCGTAAATCCAAGCTAGCACAGCGGTAGGCGAACGCGCGATAACCCAAAGGCGCGGACCGAAGTCAACACCCTCGATTGAGCCGCTGACAATCTCCCGATCAACGATGGCGATGCTGTTGCTGTTCACGACGCGACCTTCACCCTCCATACCGCCGCCTTAGCGCCCGATGCGTTGGCCCGGCGCTCGCCCGTGGTTTCGATCTTGCCCGCCCATTTCAACTCGGTAACGCGGGGTCGCACCGCCAGCACCGTCTCACCGATTCGGCTGGCGCATTGGTCCGCGGTGAGCCCCGCAGGCCCAGCGTTGCGGATCGCCGTCAGCACGCGGTCGCGGAGAATATCGGCGCGGTCCGCAACGAACTTCGCAGCATCGCGCGAGGTCGTGAGTTCGCGATAGCCCGGCGCAAACGGGTATGATTCCTTGACCCTACCCATAGCATTCCTCGCGGTCTTTGCATTCGCATCGGTCGCTCGGTGTCGAATACCATCCAGTATTGTCGCACCACCAGCAATGCTCGCAGAGCGAATCAGACGGCATGCAATCTCGACATTCGGAGCAATAGACCGAATCCTGATTGATGCCATTAACCTCCAGCCACTCTAAGAGATCACCACCATCTTCAAGGCGGAAGGCTTTCGGCAGCATGCGGAGGCGACGGGTCTTATTGAGTGCGCGTATCTCTCGCGTTTTCCATCGTTTGGTTGTCTTGGAGCGCTCGCAAAGCATGCATGGCGTCTCCTTGATCTCCACGTCGCCACTAGCGAAATAGAGACAATCAACTTCGACGGGGGCTGATCCGCCGCTGCCGGACATATGGTAAAGGTAGCCATACTTTCGCGACAGATCGACATCATAAATATCTCGCTCCAGCCAAACACTTCCGTCGCGGTCCTTTTTTTCTTCAATGACAACGAGAGACCATAGTGTCAGTCGACCGCCCTTGCTCTTGTGGAATTGAGCGACGATAGCGCGACCCATCACCGCCTCCGCGCCCGCATCCGGTCCAGCATGTCGCTGTACTCCGCAAATATCGGCGCGCGCTCATGGCTGCTAACGCCGCAATCGTTGCGGATGTTGCGCTCGCCGTTCCACCGCAGCATGGCATCCTGATCGGTCTTTTCCGGGTCGGCTTCCATGGTGGCCATCCAAGCGCGGCACCATGGAGCCCATTCGGCGAAGTTCTTGGGCGTTGAAACGGGTGCCTGCGCCGCCGCATTCTGTGCAGCAGGAGACGACGGCGCAGGCGTTGCCGATGGCACGGGCTGGTGGGCCATCGGAACGGGTGATTCGGGTAGCGGGCGGTCGCCGGGGAAATCGCTGGCGGGCGGCGGTTCGTCGGCGGGCGGGATGATGGAAACTGGGTCCGGCATCGCCGCCATGGTGCGGTGCTGGCGCGGGGGTTTAGCTGGCGCGGGATCGCCCGGCGCTTGGTCGATGCCGACCATGGACTCGATCTCAGCGCGCAGCGCATCCTCGTCCAGTCCGGGAATGATCTCGCTCACCGTGACGAATACCATCCGTTTGAACACGCGATCAAAGCCCTGCTGATCCAGCGCGGCGAACCGAATCGACTTTGGGACGATGGTCGTTTCTCCGTTATGGTGGTCGTGGATGTAGCGGACATGGCGGGCCTTGATCTTGAGCCAGTCCATGGCGTCCTCGCGGTCGTGCAGCCAATCGCACGCCTCGGCAACCTTGGTGGCGAGCGCCCACGCAAGCCGGTGCTGCGGGAGATTCCTCGGCTGCGTGACCTTGACGAGCACCTGCGTTCGGAGCGGCAAGCGCGCCAGTTCCTCGGCGGACATTTCGTCGACCGGCACGAGGTGGCTTCCCTCGCGGACCATGTGGAGTTCATCCATGGCCGCGCCCCCGGTTCCAATAGGCCAGCGCGAGAAGGCCAAAGATAGCCACGACCCAAAAAAAGATGGCGGTAATATAGGCGACCGCGTGGGCCGAATCCTCAGCAGCGCGTGGCAATGAGGAAAGGAGCCACCAAAGTACCCAGATGGTTGGCGGCACGAGGGTTCCGCATAAAAATCTCAACATCAATCCGCTCCCAACCGCTTTTCGTGCCGCGCGAGGATCGCCTGTAATTCGGTGTAGTCAGGCCGCATGATGCCGTCCGTTGCCGGGTCGATTTCCTCGCGGAAGATCAGTGCCAGTTCGTCGGCGTCGTTGATGCGGGCCATGCGGTCGTCCGCCCATTTCAGAAAGGCGTCGGGCTCGCGGGCGCAGTCAGGGCACCCCTCGGGGCGCGCGGCCTTGGTCTGCGGCCCGGACGTGATCGGGTCGTCGGCCTTGGTCGCCGTCGTTGCGGCTCGGATCAGGCCCTCCCCGCGTTTCTCTCCCCATGCTTCGATTTTACTTTCCGCCAGTTCGGCTTGCAGCTTCGCCACCGTCTGCATCACGCGCGCATACAGATCGGGGTTTCCGCTGTTCAATTGGGACAGCAGATCGTCGTTCAATTCGTCCCACTGCACGAGTTCGGCGGCGGTCTTGGAATGGGCGATGGACTTTTCGTATCGCGGCACCCATTCAGGGAATTTTTCGGCACGCAACGGATCAATCCGATGCGGCGGTACGTAGCCGGACGGACCCGGAACAGGCGTTTCCGTGCGGGTCTTGCGTGGCCCCGCGTCGGCATCCTCGTCCTCGGTCGGGATTTGGAACAGCGACAGCAGAAAATACTTGCGCGCCGACGTATGGCATTTCGCAAAAGCCTTATCGTCGAAAGTGCCCTTTGACGTTCGGCACGGAGACATGCCGGTTTGCGGAACGGGAGTGATCCACGTTTGGCCGGACTTGTGCGCCACAATGAAATCATAGGTGATCGCCATCACCTTGCCGTCGTCGAACATATTGCGCGCGGCCTCGTACTGAAACACCACGACTCCGTGCTTGCCCATCAGCGGCGTCAATGCCTGCAGAATGTCCTGCATCCGAGCATACTTGTAATCGTGGAAAGTGTTCTTGCCGCCCTTCTCGACGGGCTGGATTTCGGACATAACGGCGGCAATAGCACCGACAACATCGCCGAACTCTGCGGTTGCCGTATGGCCGTGCTTTCGCACTGGCTCGTTCGTTTCTGGGTCGATCATCGGCGGCTGCGCCCGCACCTGCCTGACCTGATCAGGTAGGTTGGATGATGGCGATTCCTGTGCCACCTCTTGCTCGGGCGACGGGACTCGGGTGGCGGTTGCGGTGTTCATCGGTAGGGTTCCCGGCAGTTTGCGGTGATTAAGTTTTGGCGGCCTCAAGCTCGGCTAGCCGTTTCATGTCGGCAAGCGCGGCGTCGTTGCCGTCATAGAACCGCGCCGGGTTGATCTTAAACGCCGGATCGCTGGCATCGTAGATCAGCATCGCTGCCAGTTCCCAATTATAGAAATCCTGCAGCGCGTATCCAGCCTTTCCGGCGAGCGCGATGGCCCAGCCGCCACGGCAATGGGTTTTCTCGCAGGTGTGAACATCGGCCATGTTGAGAGAGCCGGGATTGGACGCGGCGGCGTAGATTGTCTTGTGGATATCTGGTATGGTTGGGGTCGGCGGCGGCCCGGTAAATTTCGGCGCTTCCGGGTCGGTTTGCAGGTTTTTGCGATTGTACAATCGCGAAATATGCGAACAGCGCGAACAGCCCGAACAGCCCGAACAGTCCGAACAGCCCGAACAGCGCGAACAGCGCGAACAGCCCGAACAGTCCGAACAGTCCGAACAGCCCGAACAGCGCGAACAGCGCGAACAGTCCGAACAGTCCGAACAGCCCGAACAGCGCGAACAGTCCGAACAGCGCGAACAGCCCGAACAGCCCGAACAGCGCGAACAGTCCGAACAGCGCGAACAGCGCGAACAGTCCGAACAGTCCGAACAGCCCGAACAGCGCGAACAGGCCGAACAGCGCGAACAGCCCGAACAGCCCGAACAGCGCGAACAGTCCGAACAGCGCGAACAGTCCGAACAGCGCGAACAGCGCGAACAGC